ATGTTTGAATTCCGCCAGCACTTATTCAATAACGCGCAAGTTGGCGAGAAGTTTGATTTCGCGCAATTCGCAAAGCGAGTGCGCGTCAAATGGGATTCGGAGAACATTTGATGCGCGCGGAAACTTCGCGCGCGAAATATACGATAACTATGAATTACATCATTGGCTTATGTATCGTTGTTATTCTCATTGCGGCCTTCATTTGGCATCGTCGCGTGCAAGAAGGTTTGCAATGCAATTGCGCGCGCACTGACGCCGCGAATGCCGCATGGGACCCAAACGCGCAACTTGCACCGTGTGATGAGCGATTCCGCGGTCTTTCGCCATACAAGCATCCATCAGCGGCATGCGCAAGTAGTATGTATAATCCGTTTTGGCCACCATTCGGATCACCAGTCGCGTTTGCGCCTGTATCTTCGTCGCGTTATATTGATGTTCCAATTTCGCGGATGGTTGGCGATCATGTCCCGCTTGAATAAATATCCGCGCGAATATTTTTTACTTGCGAGAATATATACAAGATACGATCGCAAAAAAATAGCAATGCTAAAGTGGCTTGTTGGAGGTGGTATCGGAACTGTAGTTCTGATCGTTATTATCATTCTGATCCTATGGGCGGCGGGAGTCTTCAATAAGAAGGAAAGTATTGACGTGCGCAGGCAAGCTGTGAAACTCGTCAACACATATGATCGCAATAGGAAATTCTGAGAGTGCGCGAATCTAAATATCGCGAATTAAATATTATTTTTTCCGTTTTTTGAGCACAGACATATACGCTCGCAAGTAGTCAAATCGGTCATTTGAAAATGCCAACAGGTGGTAAGAAACACAGGAAGGGTGGATGCACGTACGGATCCGGCGTTGACGGTGCCGCACGTAGGCGCAGGAAAAGTACGGATGCGACAAAGAAGTCGCATTCTCGCAAGTCTCATTCGCGCAAGTCTCGCTCTCGCAAGTCTCACTCGCGCAAGTAAATACGCGCGAATTCGCGCGCGGTAATCTTTTTTTTGCGTTTGTATACGCACAATTGGGAATGGCGTCGTGTCGCAGAGAATTCTCCTTGCAGGAGGCAGAAGACATTGGGCGCAAACTTGGTGTGACATACGAGCATTTTAGTGTCAAAGATTTGCGCGCGGGAATGAACGAAGAGCTAGAACATGGAACGCGCGCGGGACCATACAATGTGACAAGCGATGATGCCGCGCAATCCGCGAAAATCGCGCTCGCACATTTGGGCGAGCATAGCGACTATTATGAGCGACTGGAGAAATGTATGGCCGCGACGATAGGAGCCGCGACAAACGGAGCCGCGACGATAGGAGCCGCGACGATAGGAGCCGCGACGATAGGAGCCGCGACAAACGGAGCCGCGACGATAGGAGCCGCGACCACCAAGAGCGCGACAAACGGAGCCGCAACTAACGCAATAATCATTGTTTGTATCATTGTGCTGATTTTCGTGTGTTTCCTGATCGCGCGCCGTTTTGCGGAAATGCGCGCTGCGCGCGAAAATATGGGACATAACTGTATAAAGTAAATGACGCAAAACTCGCGCGACAACACAAACTTTCCGCTTGAACTTGCGCGCCGCTTAGCCGCGATTAAATGGCCAACGACGTTTGATTTCCTCTATTACCACCAGAATATCGCGCGCGTGTATTTCGAAGACACAAGTACGCGCGGACTCCTCATATATCATGGCACTGGAATGGGTAAATCCATTCTTGCTGCGTCGCTTGCGATGGACGCGCTATTTCCGCGCGAGGGCGCGCAATCTCGGCGCGTTATTATTCTCCTTGCGAAATCCCTCGCAAGTAATATGCGCGACGCGATCGCGCAATATATTGAAACGCGAGTTGCGCGCGGGGGTACAGAAGCGCTTGGTGCATTTGGCGCTATCGCTGCGCTTCCCGCGGATTCCCGCGATGACTGGATACGCAGAACATTTAGTTTTGTTACTATGAATGCGTCAAACATGCTCGCGCAAATGTCGCGCGCGACATTTATTTCGGAAGATGACGAGGATCTCCTTTTTGATACGAAAGCTGGCGAATTAACCGCGAATATTGCGAATCTTGATAATAAGTTGCTCATTGTTGATGAGGCGCACAACTTCTTTCGTGCGATTGTTAATGGTTCGCGCAACTCTGCGAAATTATATGATGTGATAATGGGCGCGCGCAACTTGAAAATCGCGTTTCTGACTGGTACGCCGATAGCAAGTCATCCATTTGAGTTATCAGTCTGCTTTAACATGCTAGCGGGGTCGCGAGTGCTTCCAATACAATTTGAGGATTTTGCGCGCGCGTTTATTTCCGCGCATACAATTAAGAATCGCGAAAAGTTCCAAAATAGAATCTTCGGTCTCGTATCTTATGTAAATTACGCATCTACGCCCGGTCTTGGTACCGTAGACATTCTAGCGTCAGTTCGCGCGAGCGAGCGCGCGCTCGACGTGCAGCAAGCAACGGCGGAAGAAACTGCATTCGAGCGCGCGAAACAGCACGTTGAATTCCCCGAAGAATACCCATTGCGAGTTATACGCGTGCCAATGACACCAGAGCAGTATGATGCGTACATTGTCGCGCGCGAACGCGAGCACAGCGAAGGAATAGCAAAAGCAGCGCGCGGAGGCGCGACAATAGGCTCCGCAATCAAAGTAGTCATCAAAGCGCCACAAAAGTTTCGCGCGCGCGAAACACCCGCGCTTCAAAAACCAAAATCTGACTTTTCATCTAGTTATCGCGTCCACAGCAGACAAATCGGAAACTATTGCCCACCTTTGGCCGTGAGACGCCAAATGGTGCAAGAAAAGGATGATGTAAATGTACCAGTGAGCGCGATTCTTGGTACGATTGGCACGATTGAATCCGCGAAATTCGCGGCAATTCTCGCGCGGTTGAACGAGCATCGCGCGCAACTTGGTGTAATCTACTCGCAATTCGTTGGAATCGGCGGATTAGCCGCTCTAGCGCGCTTTCTTGATCAAAATGGTTATCGCGACAATTACGCAATATTCTCTGGTGAGATTCCAGCAGAAGAGCGCACGCGCATTATTGAACGCTTTAGTGATCCACAAAATATGCACGCGGATAAACTCGCGCTCTTACTTATTAGCGCGACAGGAGCTGAGGGAATTGATCTCAAAAATGTGCGCCATGTTCACATTCTTGAACCGTACTGGAATTTCGGGCGCATCAAACAAGTAAAGGCGCGCGCAGTGCGCAACGGGTCGCACGTTGATTTACCACCAAATGAGCGGAATGTCGCAATCTATATGTATGTCGCAGTCGCACCAGCGGACAGCACTGAAACTACAAGTGATGAAGAATTGTACGCGTCCGCGCGCGAATCGCAACTCTTGATTGATTCCTTTGAATCTGCGATTCGCGAAGTATCCATTGAGTGCGCAATTAATCACGCGCCTGCGGATCGCGCAACACATTGTCGCATTTGCGCGCCGACAAGTGCGCCTCTCTTTGTCGCGAATGATTTTGACGGCGATTTGCGCGCGTCTGACCCATGCACGCCAATAACTAGTCGCAGAGTAACCGCGCAAAAAATAACAATCGGCTCAGAAGTGTTTTATTATCGCGCGGCAAAGCCCGGAAGTATGGAAGAGCGCGTATTTGGTTACGAAATCTTCATGGAGGATCCGCGCTTGCACGCGTGGCGCAAACTTGCGCTAAATGACGTGCGCTATGCTGCGATTGTAGCCGCAATTGCGCGCGATTAAGTATGCAATGGGAAGAGATCGTTCGTGCGCGTGGATTGCAAGCACGAGAAGCGCATGGTAAAGGCGACACTATTTTTTGGTACGAACACATAGATATCAGTACCCGCGTAAAGAGTTGTATCAACTGCAATATTGAAGAGATTGGGCGCGACAAACGTTAGCGATTGGTACCCAATTTGATCCACAAGGAATACTTCAAGGGGCGTGATTGCCGCGCCAGTATTGTAATTCTGGAAAAGTATCGGAACAGTGTACGTCGCTGCTGGTGGCGCAATCGCGCCAATATAAACACCATCTTGTAGCGCGAAAGTCGTAAATGGTGTGGGAAGAGGCCCAGTCGCAGTGCGAATCGCGCGAATGCGCGTTGGAGGGATCGGGCAGTTCGTGAATCCAGTGCCAGTGGGAGAGCGCGTTTGGAAGCGCACGGTAAGATCACCAGTAACAGAAATGGGTTGTTTAAGGCAGAATGTTTGCTCGAGTGGTCGCAAGTAGACCGCGCTTGAATCAATATCTTCTACGTACAGTTCGTACGTGAACATGTCATTTGGTTGCGCGGATTGAATCAAATGAGTAGATGGAACGAATCGCACAGTCATAAATACAGAGCGAAAATAGAACATATCAAAAACAGTCGTGTTCGCAGTGTAAATGTGCGGAAAGTTGAATGGAGTGAGAGTGATTTTCACAATGCGATCGGGCGGACTCGTCCCATTAATATCAACAAATTGCATTGGTATTTCGCCAGACGCATAACCACTGTACGCGCGCGACAATATGAGCGTATCGAAATAGACGCGCGTATCATCGATTGCTGAGTGCCCAATCGGTAGCACTAAATCTACCATATTTGCGCGCGTTGTTAATTTATCCGCGAGTTGCTGCATGAGTGCTTCCGCGTCAGATGTCACGGTCGTCGTACTTGTAGTTACTGTCGGATCCGCGGATTCATTGCGGATTGTAACGCCCATTGGGTTCATGACAGAGGAATCATCTTTGAACTGATTAATGACTCCAAGGAAATACGCATCCGTATTAACGATTGATCGCCCAGCATAATAGTCTTGTTCAACCGCATTCGCGGCCGCAATCTCGCCCGCGACTTTATTTGGGGCATCAATTGCGCGCGGCTGTTGAGGTGCAGCGCGCGCTGGAGCACTTAAGTGCTCCATTTGTTGGCGACGATAGCCCTGCGCGCGCACATTTGCGACCTCTAGTGGTCCTCTTGGTGCGCCGCTTGCGGTCATTGCATCTAGTGCGCGCGATGATGGATGTCGCGCGTTTTGCGCAGAATAGCGCGGGTAAACGCCAGGGACTGATTCGCTGGGCAAAAATACGGGTTGCCTTCTTTGCATTGAATGAGTGAGTGAGTATATTCATAGCAAAAAATAAGCGCAATGCGCAATCACACGGTTCGCACGAATGGCGGTGTTGCGCTTTCCCAAGGTGTCGCCATTAAATCTGAGGGCGACTGTTGCGGGGTAATCGCATCTTCACCACTATCATTCATCGGATATGCAACATCATCCCACCAGTCGCGATATTCGCACTGTCGCAACTCTTCTTCAAAGAATGGGCGCCAGTAGTCCGTAGTGCGATTCGCGATCGCATCATATACGCGTTTATCGCGCGAGCGCATGAGTGCGTTTCGCGCGACTGCCGCATCGAATGTAAGCGTAATTGGAGGCTTCTCATCACTATAAACTGGTGCAGTTGGCGCATCATCAATTTCAATTTGCGGAGTATCGCGCTGAAGTGGTATTGATTCAATAATAACTGAGTCCTTTGGATCTTTTAGCGGGCGCGGTATTTGCTTTTCTACAAGATCTACGAGATCTTCACGCGCGCCTTTGCGCCATAGAACAAATAGCACAATAAGAATTGCGACTGCAAGCGCAAGAGTGTAGTTCATTGGATTATATTGAGCGCAATATTTTGCTCGCGCGCGTCACGGCGCGAGATCGTCTTTCGGTTTGCATTTTGTGCGCGAGCGACTCAAGTTCGCGGCCTCAAATTGCGAATTGAACTCACTAAAGCGCGCGAATAATGATTCCGCTTGCTTTGAGATACCAACATTTTGCGCGGCGTGACGATAGAATCCGACGATCTTGTTAAATTGCGCGGCAAGAAGCGCACTCTTTTTGCGTGATTTAGTGTTCTGCGCGACATCGCGCACGTAATGCTCGAAAAGGACCATTGGGCTGCGCGATTGCACAAATTCTGTGTAATAATCGCCGAAATTCGTCTTGAGTAGCGCTAAGCTCTCTTCGATTTTCGCGAATGCGGCATCGCATCGCGACAAACTTGGTTCTCGGCGCAATTGCGCAATTGCGTTGCGCACAACGTTCGCCATTTGATCAACATTCATATCCGGTGCAGTATACGCGTTATAGAGCTGGAACCCAAGCGTGTAGAGTTCATGCAAGTAAATTAGGATTGATTCGCGCGCGGCTTTATCCTCTGTCTGTAGATACGCATCTTTGACATCAAAATTCGCAAATGGCGTGAAAGAGACACCTGGCATTGAAACAAGAAAATATCCATTGAGTGCCGCGCGATTTTCGATATGTGGTTTGTATGGATCAAGAGTGTCGCACGCTTGAATGAGAAGCTTTACAACATGCGCTTTGCGCATCTCATCATAAGCCGCGTGAAAATGCTCTTTCTTTGCGTCCGGCAATTGATCAAATGATGGGTCAGATTGCGGAATCGCGGGCCCATCGCTCATTGACATGCAACTTTCGCGCACGAAGATTTCAACATTGCGGCATGCATCCGCGAATTTTGCGCTGGATACATCCGCGAATTTCGTACTTGTGCGAAGAGTTTGCAAAGCGCGCGAAATTTGATCCACAACGCGAACAATTTTCCAATATTTCGCGAACGCGAGATCGCAATCAAAAAGACATTCTTCGAATTGACCACTAAGATCAGTTGGAAGACCGTGCATCGCAGTTTTAATCGCGCGCTTGACAGCGTGCGCTGAGTTCTTTTTATCTGCCATTATATATTACTGCGCGCGATTACTTTGAAAATACATACTCACTGCGCCAACGATCGCGCGCAAAACGCGCAGTAGCGCGCGTAAAGAATGAGTAAGAAGTTAAGCGCGTCCAAAATAACGACATGTATCTCTTTTGTTGTCGCGCGATAGAAGCGCTCGCGAATTGATTGCGAAATTGTGGATACATCTGGTTTGACATCGCGCGCGTCTGCAATGAGCGACGCAAGATCAGTGCGCATAAAGAAATTCGCATCATAATTGCATATTGGTTCTTTCCAGTGTAACAAGACTTCGCCAACTTGCTCAACAATTTGCTCTTGCGTCATTATAGTGTCACATGCCAGCCGATATTTAGATCGCATCCCATCAAGTATTTCCACGCATTGCGCATCGGCGATATTCTTGATTGCGAATGTTAGAAGGCGATGTATTGTCGCGCAGAACAATCGCGCGCACTGATCTGAGTTTGTTGCAGTGAGAGGATCGCTAAATTCCATTAACAAATATATTTGCGCGCAAAATTACAGTTCAAATCAATCATCAGTGGTTTCCTCAATCATTTCAGTGTAGCGCCTCACGAAGATGTCATCATTACTGCCGCCACCACTGCTCTTTGGAATCGCGGGAACGCGCATTGGTGGAGGGGGGTTGCGCGATGGAGGTGCACTGGGCGTGGACGCCACTTTTGCGCGCGAAGGTGGTGCTTTCTCTGCGCTGCCACACAAAATAACGGCGCCGCGCGCATCCATTTCGCGCCTATACTGTGATATGCGCGCGTCCATTTCATCCTTTGTAAAAACTTTCTCTTCGTCATCTGCGCCCATATCGTCCATTTGTTGCAATTGGTGTTCGCGCAACACTTCTTCCGCGGGGAGTTTCTCGCGCTCGACATGAGTGTTGATACTGTGAGCGAGTCGCGGGATGAACTCGCAGATTTTTGTGCTTCCAATAACAATTGCGCCGCGCGTAATAAGTGCGGGCACCGCGCTTATTTTACATTTCTTCGTGAATGTAAGGATCAATTCGCGATCATGCGCGCGATCTCCGCGCAAAATGCGGATTGGGTGTTGCGCAAAAACGCGCGCGTATTGCGCGATAACTTGCAAAACGCCCATTGCGGATTGCGAATCATTAATAATGAGCACAGCTGAGTCTTCTACTTTTGTAGCGGTTGTCATTAGTTCGCGTATATTTGGCTCCAAAAAAATATTCAAAGGAATCGCGCGATTTCATTAAGTTTATCAACAGCATAGGCAATTGTGTCGCGCACTATGATTTCAATTGGTTCTTCTAGTGTGCGAACGCGAATTACTAGCTCACTTGTAAGATCATCAAGGTCACATGCAACAAAATCAATGTGCGGAAATACTTCACAGCAACATCGCGTGAATAGCTCGCCAATTGTCTTTGTTTCGCCTTGCAATTTTATGGTGTATAAACCATTGATATCATCTCCAATTGGGTTGACTTGCGCGGATGAGCCGCCAGATTGCCTTTCTTGTCCAAGCACAATTTGTGCGCGCGCAACTGCCTGAGTGCGCGCGATGAGTGATGCGACCGCGCGCGCAAGAATGGCAGTTGGATTGCCTTTTCCAACGGAATCAAACACTATCTGATACACATGTGGATTACTTACGCTTGATGATTGGATAACGCGCGCCTTATCGCCATGCGGGAGTGTTTCCGAAAGATTGATTCCCTCAAGCATTTCGCGCGGGCGTTCATCCAAAGGAATGGATATTGCGGTGAATGCAGTCGCAAATGCAGCGTCATCGCCACCATTTCCGCGAATAACGTCCGCAGAGAACCGAATGCTTTTTCGCGGTTGCAGAGTAACAATATTGATCGTTTCATAGAATGGTAGCGCGCGCAACTTTGGTGGAGGTATCAGATGCGAGGAAAATACGTCCATTGGCTCGTCTGTGTCATTCGTAACATCCAAAGTGAATCGCGCGCCTTCCTCTACTTGCGATTGCGTCAATGGAATGAGGAGAACGCGTCGCGTGATCATATCAATCATTACGAACTTATCTGTCGTTGCCCAGCTGTCTTGGTTAATGTAGAGCGCGAGATTATCCATTTCGGAGAGGAGAATGCGTCGCAATCCATTGGCGATCGCACTATTGATACCATGGATAATCACGGTCGCGCGCGTTGGAAATTCGCCATGCTTTGGCAATAGCGCGGCGATTTTCGGATCCTCAATATGCGGCGCAAGACTTGTGATTGCGATTGGCTCAACGAGAACTGTGCGCGCGGATTTCATGATGATATATTAAGCGCGCGATCTATTCAAATTTCAAAAAAAGTCGCGCGTATTCACGCGAACGTATAGCGGCCATGTTCGCCGTATTCCCAATCAGTTGCGCGCCCATTGCATATGCGCTCCAAGAGCGCGTCTAGTTCCGATAACCATATTTTCGCACCAATAAATGGCGCGCGTGGTGCGATTTCGGCCGCGCTGTTCAATTCGCGCAATTCTTGCTGTTTGGCTGCGAGCGCAGTCTCATATTTCGCGCATCCATCAAGTGTTACGTCGCGCTCGCGCAAATTAAGGATGTATGCGAAGGTTGCATGCTCGCCGCGCACTTTCGCAAGAATCGCGCGCTCAAACTTGATATCCGGTGATTCGAGCGCAGCAATATCAAGAGGCGCAAATGACGCGCGCGATAATGCCTTTTCCGCGTCTTCTACTGTCATGCGCGCCATTTGATCACCACCAGTGGCGCGCATTGTTTTAATGTAGCGCACGACATTTTCATAGTACATGATCCAAGCCGCGAGCATTTCTTGTTGGCGCGCGATTCTGCGCGCGTAATATGCGCGACGTATTGGAAACCAATAACTAATGACATCTTCGTAGGATTCAAAGGTGTGTACGCTGTCATCTGGCATCATAAAGTTGAGGTTATCGCACATCTTATTGCGCAAATGGAGCGCGATGATCACCGGATCGGTAATACCCACTCTCTTTTCGCGCGCGACAATATCAAGATTCGCGAATGCGGAATCATTAAAGGTAATTTGTATATCCACGCGTTTATCGCTGGGCGCGAAATCGTATTTTTTGATGTACGAATCCGCGCGCTCGCAGATCTTCGCGATCTCTTTGATGTACGGGCGCGTCCAAACGCAAAGCGGAAGCTCGGTAATTGTAACTGTATCATCGGATATCCATTCGTACGTACCAAGCGACCAAGTTTCAGGTAAGCGACCTAGCGCGCGCTCTATTATGTATCCGCGCCATACAAAGTCATTGCCGGTCGCCGCGTCACATACAATGCGCTCGCAATTCGCGTCCCATGCCGGAGTCGGCGGTAATGCGCTTATTGTCGCGCGCGGATAGCAACACGGTCGCATACGACGAACGCGCGCGCGCCCGTCCGATTCAATGAGCGCGCGTACATTTGCGATCACATCTACAACTTCGCGCGCCCAAATGCGAATATTCCAGCCGTGCGCGGGCACCTCAATATTCTCAGTAATTGCGGTTGGAATAATCGGCACAAAGAAGTGCGGTTCACCTCGCTTTCCTTCGTCAATATGGAAATCAAGGAGTGCGTAATCTTCCGCGGAATACAGAATCGCGTTAATTCGCGCGTTGAATCGCGCGCTAATGTATCGTGCCTGCGCCGCGTCTTGACCACCTTCAATACGCGTGCCAAAGTTCCCCACTGGCAATAGCATAGGCAATTGATTACCACCTGGCGCGATAAACCCGCGACGAATAATTGCGTCTTGTAGTGACGCTTCACCGTGATGGTAATTCTCGCTGGTTGATATGGTACCCGCGAGATCCGCAACTTTGCGCTCTTCGCGCGACTGCGCGAATATTTTGATGCAACCATTGAGTATTTTGCACGCAACTTGATTCGTTCCACCAATGATATCATTAATTTTCCTATGAAGGTTATCTAGTTGATACGTGTGCGCTTCACGGCGCAAGTGATAGCTAGATGGCATATTGCGCGAATTCGCGAGTTCCTGCTCGATTTCATCATCAAGTGGTGGTGGCGCGCGCGAAAGTTGCTCTCTGCGTAGCGCGGGCTCGCGCCCGAGATAGATATTGAATACCTCATCTGCGTCATCGTCCTTTTGATATGTGATGATTTGTGTTGCGAGATTCTTCATGATTTGGCACATCTCCGCGGGACTATGCTTGCCCAGCCCTTTGTAATAGCGGATCTTATAGCGCGCGCAATCGTGCGAATCACTCCATTCGCGATACTCTTCGTCGCTATAGAATTCGAGAACGCGCGTTACGCGCTTAGACGCGCGCGTGATCGGGTACGCGCGAATAATAGGCGTCGCTAGGCGCTGAATATAACCGGATTCGAGAAGCGCTGGCCAATAGAGATGAAACAAATTGAGTACGAGACTGAAAATGTTGCCAACACCATCCAAATCTTGATCCACACAACCGATTATTCCTCCGTATCGCAAACCCGCGCGCTCTTTTGGCGCCACGTATTTCTTTGCGAAATCAATACCCAGTACTTGCACAAGTGTCGTGATGAATTTGTTATCAATCAGTTTCTTGCTGCGGCTGTATTGTGTTTCGCCAGTTTGCGCATTCACGCGCTCCACAGATGACTTGCGCACATTTGGTATGACTCCGCGCAATGATAGAACACCGTAATAATCAAATTTGAGCGCGCTAGATATGCCGGATTCGACTTGACTCATCGCGCTATTCCCTTCCGCGAGAAATAGTCTACAAAGCGCGCTCTTGCGCGTTCCACAGAATCGCGCGGGCGTGTATTTATCAATCGCGATCTTTTGTTTGCTCTCGGATGTTGCGCGCGATGTTCGCGAATCAATGCGCGCGATTATGTCATCTGCGAGTACTTGCGCCAATTCGCGCGCGAATGATTCGGAAAGCGCAAGTGGAGCGCGCAAATCCGCGGCCTTGAATTGCGCGCGATCCTTAGATTGACCTGACCAATGAACGTTAGTCGCGCGCCATAGAATAATAATTGCGAGGCGCCCAGTAATGTTGCGCGCGCCGGGGATGCTAGATACGTCATTCGTGCGCATCGCGCGCTCAATAAGCTCTTTCGCGGAAGTCTTGATGCAATCGCTCACGTAATCCAAGTGGTTGCCCGCGGGTACCATAACGCCATTAATTACAGACATGGAGTACTTCTTTACGTTTGGCGACGCAATGATCACTGCATCGCGCAAAACATCAATTCCCGCGCGATACTTTGCGTTCTTCGCGCGCGCACCGAAGATCGCGCGCGTGTATTGTTCCTGACTATAGGAAACGCGCGCCCCATTCCAGAAGAATGATACTCGCGGCAAAAGATGCGCAATATAGAGTGCGGCCCAAATAACGCGCGTGAACACAATTGGCTCAAATTCCGCGGGTTCCGTCTTGAAATGCGCGTAATCAAGTAAGAATGAGACACGCGTGCCTGCTTCTCCTTCCGCGAGCGGCGCAATTAATGGCTCAGTGTGCGAATGCATCCCATTAGACCAAGTTTGCGCGAAAGAAAGTGCGCGCGCTGAGTCGTATGTATTGATGCTAAATTCGCGCGAATGAATGTTTGTAAGCTTAACGCCAACGCCATTAGTACCACCAAGCGTGGATGATGAATCTTGTTTCATGTTTGAGCCCGCGAATACAACTCCAAAGACGAATTGTGGCACGTAGAGACCCGCGGTTGATGCGCGCTTCTCTATTGGTATCCCATCGCCATTATTCGCGATTGTAATGCGCCCTGTGCGCGCGCAAAAGTCCACGCGGATTTCTGTCGTGCGCGCGCATCGTTGCGCGTGATCTAGCGCGTTTACGATAGGTTCGTCAACGCACTTGAAAAGCGCGGGACTAAGTGATACGGTCTCATATTGCGCAGTAAGTGATGATGTGGATTTGCGCGCGAAAATAAGCATGGGAGTGGCGATGCGCTCAATTGTGCCCGCCCACATGTCTTTCGAGCGCATATGGTCTTCAACGGATAGTGATGCGTATTCAGTCTCCATTTCTCTACTTACTTGCGCGCGAGTTCAAATTTCGAAAAAAAGATCGCGCGATCCTGGAGTTGTGCGCGCTTATTCATCCTCTTCTGCCTTAGTTTCTTCTGCGTCAGATTGCTGCGTAACGGCGCCAGATTGTTCTAATTCATCCAATAAGTTATTTGCGTCGGGCTTTGCCTTCGCGCGCGCTCCCTTTGGTGCGGCTTTGCGTTCGCGGTAGAGCAAGTAAATTATGACTATCACGAGAACGACGATAATTATTGGTTGCAAGTTCGCGGGATTTGTTAGGAAGGATGTTACTTTATCCATTTATATTGTCGCGATCAAAAAAAGTTCCGAACGTTTTGCGCGCTCAATGCTGATTTGCGATCATCAAGTTTCTGTCCATTGCGGCAGCCGCATCAAATTGCGTTAGTTCCTCGCCTCCTGTGCCGGTGAGAGTAGTCTGTAGATATCCCCATGGATCATCAGTGGGTTCGCCGGCGCCCGTGCAAAATGCTGTTGGGTCCGCGGCATAGCCAGATGCAAGCGCAGAGTTCTCTAGACTCTCGCCGGGTCCATCGCGCCCTTGCCTGCAGAGCGCGGATTGGTTACCAACTGCACATGATACAAATGTTTCCTTGTTCTTAACTGCGGCCGTTCCTATCCAGCCAAAGAAGAATGCGATAACCAAAACGCAAAGAATGAGGAAGGCAATTGCGACTCCCATCCAATGGGAAGTAATGAACGTTTGCGTGAATTGCTTGACCTCATCAAATCCACCGCCCGCGACATTTCCAAAATCAGTGTCCATTGTTCGTTGTACTTTAATGCTCTTGCACTTGTATATGATGCGCGCGAAGACTTCGAAAAAAAATAAATATAAACTCAAAAGATATACAAATAGAGGCGCGCGATGTCAACAAATAGCCCAACCAGCGAAGATATTGATGCTTCGAGCGCGCGAAGTGACTCGTTAATGATCTATGAGCATTTGACGCGCCTTTGCGAATTTCGCGGTGCGACCGTAACTGAGCGCGTAGCGCGCGCGAAGTTTTCCGCAACTATGGATACTGATCATTATGCGCGTATTACCGCGGAAAGGCCCGCGACAGATATAAGAGGTCGTGCGCATCTTGTTATCTATCAATTCTCTACGTATCGCTATATTGATGCGTCCTCGCCCAAGTTCGCGCCTTTCTTGGAGCGCGCGATTAAAGCGCGTCCTAATGATGATAATGAGTATAACATTATACTTGTCACAAGCGCGCCAATTGGCACGTCAATCGCGCGCATAATTGCGGAACGGCGCGAGCCAGGTATTATTATTGAACATTTCCTTGCGTCTATGTTCTTCATAGTTGTTCCGGAACATTCTTGCGTTCCTAAACACACAATTGTTCCGCGCGATGAAGTCGCGCAGTTATGTCGCGAAATGCATTTGCTCGTGAGTGATCTTCCATGCTTGCTCGCGGGCGCAACACCTGATCCTATGGCGGCATGGTTGGGATTGCGTGTGGGCATGGTCGTGCGCATTGATCGTCCTAGCGAAACCGCGGGAATGGAAACGGTTTACCGGAGATGTGCGTAATGGAAAAAAGGAATCAAAGCGCGACGCCAGGAGCCGCGACGATAGAAGTCGCGCGCGACTCTTCAATAATTTTTTCTATTGCCTCCACAAATTTGTGCCGATCTGCAAGATTCGCAAAATCGCGCAATTGTTGTAATGCGCGAATCTTTTGCTCATGTGTTGTCGCGCTGTTTATTTGCTCGCGCACAATAGCAGTAATAATGCGCGCGTTTTCTTCCTTTTGCGCGGTCATGAATTGCGGATCGCGCACTACCTTAACGGCATGAACGCCAAGGAGATTCCAAGGCATGTAACCAAATAATGGGATACCCTCATGTTCCTTTGGTAAATCGCGCGGAGACTTGAACGCGTAAACTGGTACAAAGGAATCCGCGCCCGCTCTTTGGTGTGTGAGTACATGACATAATATGAAATCATTTTCAAGTGAACCAAAATTGTGCGCGGTTTTGAGATTCCCAGTTCCCGCTGGGTGATAAAAGCCGACGATACCGGTATCAAGAATGGGAGCATCGCGCACGTCGCGCATCTTCTGAAGCCCGATCGCGCACGATGTTCCGCGCAATGTCGCGCGACGATAGATGGCTTCAACATAGAACGCATACGCGAGAAATGGGATTAAATGCAATCCCATCTGCAATTGCGGAATATAATGGTCGGGAACTTCGGCGGGTGTGGAAGAAAGCGCGCCAGGAAGCGCGAATGAGTCATTGCGAGTCGCATCCCAATTCGCCCATACACGCGTGTATGGATTCTTCATTTCTAAGAGCGCGCAATTACCATCTGCATCGCGAAAGACACCATCGGGCGAGAATCGCCATGGATCTTTGAAATAACTAACCGCGCGACATTCTATCGGTTGCGCGAGTCTGCGCGCGACATATTCGCATAGTACTGGCTCAAAGAGTGTTCCCCATCCCATTGCGACTTCCGGCGCAAGAGAAACGGTCTTAATATTCGCGGGAGGAGGCTCGTCTATTGTTGTTGGTTTATCACTTCCAAGAATAGAAATCCCCATCATTGAATCAACGTGCGCGTGTGTGCGCGCGGGAACGACTCGCACGGTGGGAATCGCGGATTCACTAGGTGGCGCATGTGGAAGCGTCTTGCGAAGTTTATTCGCGACCAAATCAAGGGGCGATTGCGCAAGATCATTCATTTCGCTCCCACCAATGGAGTCAATGCGCGCGAACCATTCCGGAGTATATTGCGCGGGAAATTGCGCGCACTCTTTTTGGAACTCTGCAATAGGGTCAACCATTTACGTGCGATTAGATCATGAAATTGAGTATATATCTAGCAAACGGCATTCAAATTTAATGAGTCGCGCATCAGATTGCGAATATCGCACGCGCTATTCCAGTGGCATTGCTTTGTGCAAACGTGGGGATGATGGAATAGTTCGCCTGCTGATGATCAATAGGCGCTACACGTATCCTTTTTACATGTTTGTTTGCGGACACTATAATGAGCGCAATGATGACGAGATTATAGCGCTCCTTGATCGCATGACCGTAGATGAGAAGGTTGACATTCTGAGCTTGAATTTCCAGCAACTTTGGTATCGCATATGGCTCGGAACATATCAACCAAATGTTTATCTTGCCGCGCGCAATAAGTATAATGAGCGCTTGGTCGGGGATGGTGGCGAACGCATCAAATCACTTGTGCGGCGCTCGCGCAAATACGCATCGCGGCTCTGGGAGATTCCAAAAGGGCGCAAAAAGCACGCAAATGAATGCGAAATGGATTGCGCGATTCGCGAATTTTACGAAGAGACTGGAATTCCGCGCAGCGCCTATCATCTAACGCCAGGCATATTCCGTCTAGTTTTCGCGGAAGACAACGCAAAGTACGATATCACGTATTTCATTGCGATTACCGCGCGCGCAGTCATTCAGCGCATCAACTCGGCTGCGCTTGAGCAAGTGAGCGAAATATGTGATATGCGATGGGTTCCAGCCTCCGATATGGAGGTCTATGCAGTGCGCGATATACCGGGTCATAGGCGCGTAATTCACTATGCAAAAAATATGTTGCGCAATCCGTTCAAAAAGGCGCGGAAACGTCGCGCATCACGCGTTGCGCACGTAGTAGTTCATAATGATGCCGCAGAGCAAATCGTGCATTAATTGCTCATTATAATATGAAAGATCCGCGGATGTTATAGTGCGGATATCTTCATCAAGATGCGCGCGCGATGATAATTTGCGCATCTTTTTTGGTCCACTCGCCGCGGCATGGCGGTAAACCCAACTTGTAGCCGCGAAATTGCGAATGTCCGTCGAACCAGGCCATGTTAGCGGATTATGGTAATAACTGCACGTTGCGTAGTTACACGATGCTTGCATATTACATTCGCGGATCTTCTGTGGCGATAATTCGGAATTGTAGACAATTCCAATGTTACCCATGAGTACAAAGCCCGCGATTCGCATCGCGAAACGGCGCAATTGCGGAATATAATACAGGACGCCATCCGCGCGAATCGCGCTCGCATCTGGAATTTCTGTGCATCGCAAAGACATATTCGCGGACATTGGTACTTCTATTTCGCGCGCGATCGGTGCGCGACCAGTCCGCGCGCGATTAACTCTCGGTGCGAGATGGTCGCGCGCGCGGGTGCGTTTGCGCGCGACTACCCAATCAGCGTCCAAATTATGCGCGCTTGTGTCTTCCTCAGTCGCGCGCAAACACGCTCTTGCGCGCTTTGCCTCCTTGATTGCGTCCATTTGCGCGCGCAACTTGCGCAAGAGTACGGTTAATTTGGACTCAAGGGAAGGTAGTTGCAAGACAATGGGATCGTAGGGATCGCGATCAGGCAAATCGTCCAGAAAATCACTCAGATCGCGCAAATAATCCATATTATATAGAATCATGGCCGCGTATAAACAACAATCTGACGCGAATCTAGTTGCGGACATTCAAGCGCGCAAGGAATTCGCGCAATTATGGGTGCCTCCACCAGAAGAACATGATTTTCGCGAGGGCTCGCTTGATGCGACTGAGCCGCAAACACATCAGCAATTTGTGCGCAACTTTATGAATCCAAATACGCCAAATATGCGCATGCATTTGATGCATTCAACTGGATGTCATGCACCCGGCACTCTTATTCGCGTTCACGGAAGCGCGAATCCGCGCGCGGTCGAAACATTGCGCCTTGGAGAATTACTAGTTCATCCAGATGGCGGATTTTCGCGCATAAAAGAACTTCATAGCGGAAGCGGTAGCATGTATCGCATTATGCCGCGCGCGCATGACTTATATGTTGTGAATGCGGATCACATTTTGCGCGTTTACGATGCGTCGCGCACACCTGCGGATATTAGTGTGCGCGAATATATTGTGCGCGCGCGAGAATACACCGATTGTTTCCTTGCGTACGTTGGAGACACGGGTCGCACGCAATACGCGCGATTTATAATCGAATACGAAGGCTACGGACCATTCTATGGATTCACGCTTTCGCGCGCGGGTGCAGAGCGAAATTGCGCGGATGATGCGCTCTTTCTTGGCGCGGATGGACTCGTCTTGCACAATAGCGGTAAATGTCTTGGTCGTGGCACTCGCGTGCGCACAATGACGCGCGGAATCGCGCCTGTTGAAGAGATAACGGAACAAGATGTGCTTGTAGGCGATGATGGAGGTGCGCGCGCAGTCTCGCATCTCGCGCGCGGATATGCTGAGTGCTTTCGCATTAGCGCGCATCCTACGAGCGATTTTCGCCCGTTTGTATGCAACTCTCCGCACGTTTTAACACTTTTTGATGAGGACGAAAAACATGTCTTTGATATTGCGCTAGATGTTTTCCTGCAAGAATTTCGCGCGCGCGGAGAGTTTCATCGCTTTCGAATGTTGCGCAGACGCGAGAATGGGCAATTTGATGCGTGTGCGTTCTCTATTGAGCCTGTTGGTTGCTGCGAATACTTTGGGTTTACTTTGAATGGCAACGGGCGATTTCTGCTCGAAGATGGACTTGTCACACACAACACGCGCGCAGCCATATCTGCCGCGCAAGAATGCGTAAAACTCTATCGTTACATTTATGGCGCGAATTTGCGCGATTCAAGTGTAATTATGCCCTCTATCTTTATCATCGCGTTTGGTGGCAAACAATCGTTCATTCGCGACCTTATTAAGTACTCGGAGTTTGGATACGCGACTGTAGCAGAATATGAAACATATATGCGCCTCTACCGCGAATCTGTAGAAAACGAAGATGCGTACAAGAAGTACAATGACTTTTACTCAATGCTCAAACGGCGCGCGACGAATCGCGCGAAAGGAGGATTCTATAAACTATTGGGCTATGATGAGTTTGCGAATCGCTTGTTTGGCGAGGACGTAGCGAAACTGAATACAATTATTCAAGACGCGCACGCGCGCAAAGAGCCGTATTCTAGCGCGCTAGATCGCGCGGTAAGTGAAGGTATAGTTAAGCCAGATTCCGCGCTCATGGCGCGTTTGGAAAACTCCATGATCATCGCGGACGAAATACATAATACTTACAACTCGCAAACAATCAATAATCGCGGACTTGCGCTACAATATGTTCTTGATCATGCGCGCGGCGTGCGTTTCTTGTCGTTATCCGCGACACCAATCAATAGCGTTCCTGCTGAGATTTGCGACTTCATTAACTACTTTGTCGCGCGCGAAGACAAGATAATGCGCGAAAGTTTGTTTTCCGGTCATACACTGCTTCCTGGCGCGCTTGATCGCATTAACGAACTTCTGCGCGGACATGTGTCCTTCTTGTATGACTTTGATCCGCATTATTTTCCGCGACGCATTGACAAAGGAATAACGCTTCACGTGCGCGATCAAGCGGGCGTGAGTCGCGCGCTTCCTTACTTGAAAATCACACCATGCGTTATGTCGGATTACTTTGTGAATACAATTCGCGCGTTTTATGGGGCTGCGCGCGCGGACGTGCCTATTGGCGAGGAAGAGCTCGATGTGGATGATGAAATCGTTGGTATTCCGCAAAATGCATATTCTTTGTTCGATATGGTATTTCCATCGCCAACTGACGCGGGTAGTGGACTTTATAATTCCGCAACTTTGTTTGGCACGATTCACAGCGCGCCACAGGCATGGAAGAATCAAATGGGAATCGCAACAAAAACAACTGGTGGTATTCACACATTTAGCGGCGATTTTCTGCGCGCAGAGACCCTAGAAAAGTACTCTGCGAAATACGCGCGCATGGTTGCACTCGTGGTGCAGTTAATTCGCGAGACTGGGCCATGTAAGATAATGATATATCATGAGCGCGTGCGAATGACCGGTGTTTTGTTAGTGCGCGAGATTTTGCGCGCGAATGGTATGATAGATGAGCATGATGAATCAACGAGTAGCACGCTCTGCGCGATATGCACGCAGACGCGCGAGTCGCATCGCGATAGCGCGCACGAATTTCGCCCATTGCGCTTCGCCACGCTCTATTCAGAATTAGATAAAACTGCGCTCACCGCGATTCGCGAAAAATACAATTCATCCGCGAATTTGCATGGCGAATGGTGCTCTATTCTCATCGGATCAAAGTTAATTCGCGAAAGTTACGATTTCATGGCTGTGCGCCATTTGATTGTGCTTTCGCTTCCCATTAGTATTTCGCAACTCATCCAAGTCTTTGGGAGATGCGTGCGCCGTGGATCGCACGCTAAACTACCAGAGAATGAGCGGAATGTGCAAGTGCATATCTTGGTCAACTCGTGTAAATTGAGTGCAGAAACGCCTGATTCCGCGCGTGTAGATGATGTGATGGATGCGCCGGAAATTCGCAGATATGCGCTCAAATTGAGCTCTTATTTAACCGTCCAAAAAATAGGGCGCGAAATGGCGCGAAATGCAGTTGATGCGGGCATCAATCGCAATATTATTACGCGACCTGAACAAGATAGCCTTGGTTTTCTCCTGTATGATGAAGCAATTAAATTTGCGATCGGAGATTTGCGCGTTGATACTTTCTTTGCGTATGGATATGGCACGCAAGAAATACAATTCGCGATTGACATTATTAAGCGCTTATTCCGCCAGCAAAGTATATGGGACGCACAAGAACTCGCGCGCGCGGTTCGCAATCCGCCATTTGGTGTGTGGTCAAATCCAGCGCTAATTGCGGATTCTTCCATTGTTATCGCGCTCTCATTTCTCTTGTCGTCCGCAAGTAACATATCTGGGATTAATGATCGCGCGATTGTAGACTCAAATGGAGTCGCGCACCTCATTGTCGCGAGTGCGAGCGACGCGGATGCCACTGGAAGTGCGCCATTGCGCGCGAGAGATTATCTCTTTCTTGCACCAATAGAAACTACGGAAGTCGCGGGAATCGCAAAGTCGCGCGCACTTGTGGATGTTGAGTCGTTTATTCGCGGAACGCAGCACGAAAGCGAGGACGTAATACCAATTGATCAATTTGAGTTGCGAACGTCATTCGAAGAAAGTATCCTATCAATTTTGCGCGCGGATTACAAAGTGAATACAACGCGCGCGCTCACGAATGTCGCGCGCCTTAAGTCATTTCTAACGCGCTTTTCAATGGATCAACAGCGCGTGGTAATGCAACACTTTGTTGAAAACGCGGCGCAGCGCGACGAATTTCGCGCGCTTTATACCTTCTTGGATGCGCTGGGAGTATTTGTTCCATACAGATTTGCAAGTAAATATCGCGATGTCGCGCGCAGATTTGATGAAGCGTATGCGGCCGCGCGCGCGCCAAATGATCCAGTTGCGTTTGGAGATGGCGCGTCCGTGCGACTCTTTACTGGCGCAGAATGGGTGTCTCTTGGGCGAAGTGCGCTCAATATGCACATAGAGTACAATGAGAATGACGTTTTCGTTGGCATTTATAAGCAATTTCCGTACAGCATCAAATTCCAGATTCGCGAACCAATCCAGAAGTTGCGCGCACATTCCAGCAAGCATCGTGACGCGCGCACGATTGAGCGCGGAAGTATCTGTATTACGAAGTCGCGTGCGAACATTGAGCATGACGCTCAGCGCATTGGGTTGCGCGCGCGCGATATTCGCGCCGCTTTAACCGCGAATGAACTTTGCGAGCTTATCCAGGACGAACTATTGCGCCGCGAGATTAAGGAGCGCGCGGATTCGCACTCGCTTGTGAAGTATGTATACGGATGGTGGAACGCTATTCCATCTCCGTTCTAAACTTCGCGCGTATAAGCATATTATCATCTCGCAATTGTCTCTAACAATGGCTACGCAAGAAACAAGTGACTCGCAAACTACCGCGCCAAAGACGAGTTGGGCAGATACAACTGACACTGAACTGCCGCAGATTCCTGATGATTGGGTTCAAGTCACAAAGCATGCCGCCGCGCAAGAAACCGCGCGCGTTGATTTCGCAACATCAAGCGTGCGCGTCTTTGAACCCACAAACGCGCAAGTTTACGAGGCTCTTGCAGCATGTGGTCTCATCAAAAGTGATCACGCTCCTCCAAAGGAATTCGCGAAAGGCTCTGATGTCCAGATTGCGATTTACAATGCATTCTACAACAATCCGCGCGGAATTGCGTGCAAACCAATCAAAAATGCAGTCCATTCGTGCTGGAAGACGACTACAACGTGTCTCTACGCGCGCATCATTGCAATTATCTATGAACTAACTGAGCATGTGATGACGAAAGAGCGCATTGAGGCAATAGATTTCTTTGATTTCAATTCCATGTACAGCCAGCTCGTAAACTTCACTGGTAATCATTGGTTTGGTGTCTATCCGATCTATGAAAATGCGGCACTGCATATCAAAGAATTTAGTCATCAGTGCGGCGTTATTTGCCCGATCGCGCATTTTCAGCGCGAATTGAAAGGCACGGAGACCAAAGAGCGCAAGATGATGCAGGAATATGCCATTGATCATATGACTATGTACAAACACCCAACATCATCCGGTCCACCGGGGCGCGCGAATACGCAAGGCACACGCATGAGGCGCGACTTTGGTGCATTTGTCGCGCGCGATGGTGGAAGACGCTATCAACAAGTCCCACCACCGGCAAGTGCGTTTCCGGAGATATCCATCAGTACTTCTCTCAAACAGCTAAATGGTCTGGCAGTGCGCAAACGCGGCCAACGTGGTGGACGTCGTGTACCAACAGCAGAGGCTATTTCGTACGATGAGCCATCGGCGGTAGCATGTGCACCAGAAAAGGCATGAGTACCGCAAATTGCAAGATCTTTTTTTTGATTCGTGCGCGCGAAATTTGAAACGCGCGCGAAATATATAGGATGTTTCTCAAAGTGAACTATCAGGTTGGGTTGGACATTAATAATTGCGTTGCGTTCTACACCAATTTTGATGAAAATCTCATCGCGCGCCTTCATCGCGATTACGATGGTATTTGCTATGGTGGGAATCTAATACTGCGCGTTTTATCCGTTGTGCGCACTGGTGAATGTATGTTCCTCAATTCGACGTCCGCAACAACAGGAACACTTAGCGTGATTTTCGCAGCACTCGTTGTGAGCTATGCGCCCGGAGATCTCATTGCGGGATGTGTTGTTGGACCAATTCGCGATCCAACACGCGTTACAATGCAATCAACGCACGCTAATGCGATGATTGTGCAAACTGGTGGCGACCAAGATACAGCGGTGCTCAATACCGGCGCAATTGTTACTGTTTATGTAACCGGTAGTTACGCAGGACCAGGATTTGATCGTATTTCAGTAACCGCGAACTTGTATGAACCATCGCCCATTACGCACTATTATCCTGTCATGCCGGGCACAAGCGCGGACGCGGGTGAAGAAATGAGCGTCGAAAAGTACATCGCAATCGCGCAACAAGATGAGCGCGGATTAACAGTTGTACAAGCAGCGCGACTCGCTGCGGACTATTTGCGCGCGACATTCGCCGAAATAGGTGCGGATCACACCAGTTTGCCTGATAACGTGCGCCAAATGTTCTATCCATTTCGCGCGGAAAAGGCGCAAGGTGACGCGCGCATTGCAACAATAGATATGCTACTGGACGCGCGCGTTCCAAGTGATGCAACATGTCTTGTTGCGTGTTGCGAATATAACCCACTTGATGGCAAAATTGGCGTCGCGACCTGTCCGCTTGCGGAATTACCTGGCGATTGGATCAAAGGCGAGCTCTCACAACCAGTAGGAGTCGTTCTCGCGCGACGTCTTGAACGTTTCATTGATTTTGCGTACGCAGCCGCGCGAATGGCGCGCGAATTTGCGGATCCAGCGAAATTGGTTGCGAGTCGCAATCTTATTGTGCTTCAGGCGGGCAAAAAGAAATGAGAGACGCTACTTTTTTTGAACATTGGATGCGCGCAAGAGTATATTGCGCGAGCTACATGTCGAACGAAGCGCTGTGTAATTTGATGTTGGATGCGTTGCGGCGCGGAATTCTCCTTTCGCGCGGTTGCGCGCCAATAGAGGAAACCGCGAGCGAAGGAATGAGTTTGAATGACCAAAAGAAGCGAATATGTCAATGTGCGAGCCAATTGACACACGATCAGAAATTGCAAGTTTTACTCGCGGTTGCGCACATTGCGGGATTTGAAGCACTCGGCGCACACAATAGTGGATGTTTTGTGGACATAACGCGATGGACTGCGGCGCAAATTAAGCAATTATCCGATGTTATTCGCTTTGCATCAAAATAGTCGCATCTTATATAAAATGGAGGACGATAGTGACATCAAAGAGTATCTATTTTCGGACCCGGAGTATCGCGACTACAGTGATCTCTTACATGGGACGTATATTGCGGCGCTAATGCGGCGCAAACCAAGCAAGAAAGGTGGCGCGAAAACAAAGCGCGCAACCAATGATTTCGGCGAAATCGAAGAAGAGGAACCATCGGCATCAACTTTGAACAAGAAAACACTGGACGCATTCCAAGATGCGCAAGACGAACTCAAGTGGGAGAGTCCGGATGGTGCGCGCGCGGATATGCGCGATGATGACATGGAAGCGTCCGACGGCGATAAGGAAATGTCCAATGGGGCGGACGGAGACATGGAAACACCAAATGTTGCGCGCGCGGACATCGAAAGTGATTTTGCGAATCCAGTTGATGACGATTTCGCGCCCAGCGTTTGAAATAAATGCGAGCTAATTATAACATGCTTGCAGATACAACTTACGCTATTAACCCAACTGTTGAGGAAATTGTCCGCGAGTGCGATAGTGCGTGGAGTCGCGCGCGCGAACTTATTGCTGAGTTTAATGCATGCGCAACTAAAGATGAGAGCGCGCGCGAAGAATCAATATATGTTACACTCGCGCGCGAACATGCGGAACTAAATAAGACATATCCAGTTATTTTGGCCGCAATGGCCGCTGGATCATATCATGCGCGCGCGGTGCGAAAATTCTTCAAATACGTTCAGCATCATCTTTGGCGCACGGAAGAAGAATTCTTGGAGGTACAAACGGTGTATAATGCGATTCTCTATCGTGTCACGCATCCGCGCGCGCATGGAACTGCAGTCGCGCAAATTCGCCAGCGCACGCGCAAAGCGCTTGATGAAAATACGCAAAAAACAAAAGAACAAATCGCAAGTGCGCAACGCGATGCGGATGAGATTAATGCGAGACGCGCGAGTGCGCGAGTGCGCGATATACTTGTGCGAGCGCCGCGAGATGCCCCTATTTTGCTCGTGGGTGAAGTGCGACCAGTGCGCGTTGCATTTGATGATTCACAGTGACCAACGCACGCGACCGACGCGAGCCGCGACGAATGGAAGCGCGCGACATTAGGTCCCACGCTTCCATGGCACCATATCAAGTGGCGCGATGTAGTTTGTAGGTTTCTCGCGTGTCGCGTCTATATCATACAAACGCGATCGCAGATATGCGCCGACGTTCGCAAGTGAGATACGATAATCAATCGCAATCAAATGCACGCCATGTTGCGCGCACAATTCGCGCTTGTACACATCGCGCGCGACTCTTTTTTGGTATTTTTCGTAGGTTTCATCTGGAAGTGGCTTAATATGACCCGGTCCTTGCACTTCAATTGCGAGTTTCATACTTTCATTGTATCCATCTAATTCTAGAGGCGTGGATCCTTCGCGCAACCAGTCAGGATGAGCTTGATCAAACTTGCGCGCGGTGATATCCTCTAGGATTTTAATAACATCCGCTTCGAGTTTTGATCTGCCTCTTCCGTGCACAAAGGCGTGCGCGAGCGCATGAAAAAGTGGGGACTCGTGATGGTGGTGGTGTCCATGTGAGTGCGGAAATCTATTCAAATACGATACAAGGAATACGAGCGCAATAATTATCGCAAGAACAATTATTAGCACGAAGATGTTGGCCCACATCTATATATCGCGCGCGAAATGACTGATGTTGTTGATTTGTTTTTGGACCCTAACAATGTTGAGCGCATGAATAAAATATTCAAAACCGTATCTCCTTGTGGGATGCGCTCGCGGATGCATGAGTTTATTTATGGACCATATATGGCTGGGTTATATGATATTTGGACGGGAACTGACGCGGATTTGTACTTGCGCCAAACAAATGACGAATTTATCAAATACATGGACATTCGCTACAATACGCGCGCGCGCGATTTGCAGCGCCCGATTGATACGTCTGCGCGCGTCGAAATTGCATCTTACTTGGATCCATTTGAGCGCGCGCGCGAAGTTGCGAAGCGCGCGGAAACTGCGCGCCCTAGACGCCCAATTACGCGCGGAACAGGCGCTAGTATGGGTGGCGCACGACAGTGCGCCGATAAAGCACGACAGTGCGCCGATAAAGCACGACAGTGCGCCGATAAAGCACGACAGTGCGCCGATAAAGCACGACAGTGCGCCGATAAAGCGCGACAGAGCGCCAATGGCGCGCGAATGTGTGCGCAGCGATGCTCCACGCGCCCAGTGTGCGATTGCAATGGAGTGCGAGGAATTCGCGCGGGCGCGCTAGTAGATGAAGCATATGCGCGCTGGAATCGCGATCAGCGCGGAACTGTGCATCTGTCAACGCGCGATGACGAAGCAAGTGACGCGGGAGTACCACTTAGTTACACTGCGCAGTTTGCGCGGAGCGCGCGCGATGCCGCGCCACCATATGGATTTAGCGAATCCAATGCGTGGATGACGGATCCAACTGCGGGATCTGGCGATGCGCAATACCACTTACTTGCTCTTGATTCGCAAATGGCCATACTTAATGAAGAGCGCACTTTGCCGTATGGTTATGGAACAACTGAAGAGCAACTTGCGGATGATGCGCGCGTTGCAGTGCGCCATAGAGGATTCAAGCCCGAAGAAGGTGTCATACCAAAGACGAGTTACAAAAAATTAATTCGCGTGCAATCCGCCACTGGGCGCGTCACGCTAGATGATGATCGCAAAATGGCGAATGATATTTTCAGTCGTGACTCAAAAGGATTTATTCTCGCAGGTCGCAGGTAATTGCGCGGGAAACGGCCAATATGGTCGTGGATGCTTTTTTTTCGCCTTTTCGCGATAATGTTGCCAAATATTCGGGCAGAATGGATCAAAGTTGCGGATTGCGCGCGGAGTGCGCGAAAGTGGACATAAGTCGCAGCAAAGTGGTGCGCAATGTGATTCGCGCGCGGTTTGTAGCGCATAATTGTGCGCGCCATGTTCTTCGTATCCAAAGATGAGGTGCGCACCGTACGCCGCGCATACACCTCGTATAATGGGATATACATGTGATGGAAGTGCTGTTGCGCACATTGACGCATCATTGCGCATCATATACTCATGTTCGAGCGCGATAATAGTAACATTGCGCGTTTTATGCGCGGTTATTGCGACAAGCTTTCCGCAGAAAATGCTTGGAGGATCCGCATGCATGCAATGGCGCGCGAATGAGTATTCGCTATTGAGAATAACAAGAATAATTGGACATCCGGGATCCACAATAATGATTGTATATGCGAATGCCGCATTACCAATGGGCGAATGATAATTCGCGATACTCTGTGACGCAGATTTCCTTGGAATTGCGAAAATAAAGCTATCTAAGTATGATTCGCGCCACCTTCGCTCAATGAATTGGTAAATGTACGCGTACAGACCATCGCGCTCAATGCGCGCGTTTTCAAACAATAGTCGCGGGTAAAGAGCTTGCATTGATTCGCAAGATCATGTACTAATGCGCGCAATATTCAAATTTGAAGTGTTATCGCGGTAGATATACGCAAATGAATAAACTGCTTACATTGGCGAATAGAGAACTATCTGTCGCGCGTCAGGGCTCTATAGAACTAGAAGTTCGCTTGGGTAAAATAGCGATTCCGTCATATGGAGCATCCCTGAATATTTTGCGCGCGATCACGCCGGTGCGCGCGACAGAGAAGACTATTAGCATTCTCGCGCGCGATGACGCAGCAAAGAAACCTCTTGTAATTCGCAAGGATCATCCGGCGGGTACAGTTACTACTATGCATAAAGTAGAGTTGGCGCGCTACAATGGCATTGACTCAGCGCAACAGTGCGAATTTAAGGTTGCGCTTGCGCGCGAAACGCGTGTTGGTGACGCGCAGGCTCCCGCGCCCACAGATAAGGTGCGCTTGCGAATTCGCGATAGCAGACTCGAAAAGATTGGCGCGCACACATGGTCACTTGATGTCACGCTTATTTGCGAATCTACGTTAGAGAAAATGCGCGCGAACAAATGCATTAAAACTGACTTCTTTGATACGCCAGAGCACAAAGGAGCTGCGCATTACGAAGTAGAAGTGGAATTGTTTGAGCGCGGTGCTGCGGATATCACAAGTGACGATATTTCGCACGTGGTCGCGCGCGCGTGCGCGATTGCGTATCCGCGCGGGGTTGACATTGGGATCGCGAAATCGCCGCGTGACTTGCTTATACGCTATGTTGCGCGCCTTATCTCGCGCGGGCGCGGGTCAACGCTCAAATCCATCCTGAATAGTGCAGTAAGTTTGACACTTGCGGTTTATTCGCGCGATGTTTTCCCAATGGAAGGATACTTTGCGACCGACAAAGCAGATGGAGTGCGTGGACTTGCGCTCATTGATGCGGATGGGAGCGTTGCGATAGTAACAGACTCGCAAATGTACGGTAAATGCGATGCGGAGAAGATTCGCGACATATATGATGGCGAAGTGATCGCGCGCGAAAGTCCGCAATTCTACGCGTTTGATTGCTTAATGGCGGATGGTGCAGTAATAACAAATGCGCCATTTGAAAGTCGCCTTAGTGCTATCGTCGCGCGCGATGGAATCATAGTAAAGGAGTTTCAGCGAATTGAGGTCGCGAATATCCGCGTCGTTGTGGAAAGTATCTACAATCGCGCGAATCGGCCGTACGCGATTGATGGCCTCATTTTCACGCAATCTGGTGCGGATTACTTCGCAACAAAGAATTACAAATGGAAACCGGTGGAAGCGAACACAATTGATTTCCTTTGCTTGCGTTGCCCGGAACGCCTTTATGGTAATCGCCCGTATGTGTTGCCGAAAGAAGCGATCTCTCTTGAGGCGAGCGCAAAAGGGCGTAGTGATTTTCGCATATATCTCTTGTTCTGCACATGCCGGGAGCAACAACGCGCGGAATATTGCATATCGCAACTACCTTATCAGAGTGAGATAATCGCGCCGGAAATGCGCAATGAGATCACTCATTTCGCTTGTCGCTATGAGCCGCACGCATACATTCTGATCGTACGTTTGAGCGATTTGGAAGCGCTCGGTGGCGACATTCATGGGCGCGTTGTGGAGATGCGTTGGCGCGCGCGTGAGTCCATGGATCGCGCGCCGGCGAATGAACCATGGCGAAATTGGGATTTGTTGCGCGTGCGCGCGGATCGCACGGTAGGCAATAATATTTCGGTTGCAACAGATGTTTTCGCGAATTACGTAAATCCATTTCCTTTGGAGGCACTTTGGAAGCCCGCAAGCGGGTACTTCGCGACAGAAACAGACGAAACGTTTGTTGCATCCAACAAGTATCGGCGCTTCATTCTAACTACAATTATCTACAATAATCTGCAAGATGCGAAGGACGCGCGCGTTCTTGATCTTGGTGGTGGTCTCGCGCAAGATTTCGCGCGCTACATGGTCGCGGGCGCATCTCTTGTTGTGAACTTTGATATGGATGCGATGGCAATCACTGAAAGCGTAATGCGCGTGGAGAAGCAGACACACGGCGCGCAACATTCGCGCGCGGCAACATGGCTTACAAATCTTGGCGCGCGTTTGCGCGCGCGAAAAGATTGTCGCGCGCCTTCATACATAGGGCGCGTTGTTGATGTCACTGCGCTGAATCTAGAGACATTCCGCGCGACTCTTACTTCCATTGGGTTGAGCGCGGGAATCTTTAGTGCGGTCGTATCATCCTTCGCGTTTCATTACTTCTGCGGTTCGCGCGAAATGGTGGAGCGCGTGTTTTCCTTCATGGATCTCGCGTTAGATGCTACGGGTATCATCATAATCACGACGATGAATGGAGAGCGCGTCTTCGATTTGTTACAGCGCAATGGAGGTGTATGGCGTGGATATGAACCATCGGACGCGACGAATGGAGCCGCGACGGCGGCAAAGTACGAAATTCGCGCGCAATGGAATACGCAAGACACGATTGCGCGCGAATTCGGTCAAATGGTGCGCGTTTCGGTACCATTCGCAAGTAAGATGTATGAAGAGCCACTGTGTAATTTCACTGCGATTCGCAAGATTGCGGCGGCCGCTGGATTCCAAGCGGTTACAATGATTGATTATGGTAATGATGCGCTCTTTGCTCTCTTACAACGCGCGGATGCGGAACTCGCGCGCAAACTATCCGCGCTTGATCGCGAGTATACGAGCCTCTTCAGCACTATTATCTTCAAGCGCGGCACACGACAAAAAAAATAAGGCGCCGGGAGAGGGTTGATTTATTTTTTGGTGGTGCGGCGCGCAATTGGTTCGCATCCTCGGCTTCGTCCGGGAACGATGCGAAAATTCTTGTGCCCTTTGAGATCAATAATGACGCGAAAAGACTCTGTCGTCTTAAAGAGCTTCAAGAGCGCGAGAGGATCAATCAAAGGAAACGATGATATTTCAGAAGACTGCTGAGATGTATTCATAGATTATAGATAGTAGCGCAATATTCATCTTTTCGCGCGCGAACTATTGAAAGTCGCCCAGTGAGGTATACAAAATGTGTGCGAACACAAGGAGCACGTCTTTTCGCGAATCAACTGCGGATTATGTGCGCGTACAGGATTGGGCGTGTGACATTCCTGGGCGCATGTCAGATGATGCGCGCACTTATTTGTTTCCTTCGATCATAGGGCGCGCGAAAACGGGCAAAGCAACGGAATGGCTCATCACTGTGCGCATTTATGCGTCGCTCGCGGACGCGCAGGGGGATCGCGCGTCTTTAGTGATTACAGGTGCATTGCGCGAAAATAAGGATTTGGATGGAGCGTATGTAGCGCGCATCTTGGTATACTATCGCGTGGGCGAGGATGGCAAAGCGCAAAAGAAAGTACCGACATATGTTACAGAAGGTAAGCGCGAAGGGTGCGCGAATCAAACGAATGTTCTTTGTCAAGCATTGCGCGACGCGTTTGGGCTCTACAATAAGCATTTGCGCCGGAGCGGAGGAGAACGAGAGACAGCGATTTTGTTGCCGATGCTCGCGCGCCCATACGCTGATATCTATGGACCGGATGCAGATCCATCGCCTTTGTATGTGCAACGCAAATATAATGGAGTGCGCGCGATTGGCGCAATGATTGATGGCGAACCGCGCATTTATAGTCGCAAAGGACTCTTCTATGATGGGTTTAGCGCGCTCAGGGATGAACTTGCGATGCTTTTGGGGTGTGCACGCGGTGTGTATCTTGATGGCGAGCTTTATAAGCATGGATGCGCGCTTCCTGTGATTTCTGGCATAGTGCGGCGCGTGAGTTCAGAAAGCGCGCAAAATGATCTCAGCTTTGTTGTTTATGATCTCTTTATTGTGGATGAAGGCGCGCATTCTAGCAACGAATTACCATTTAGCGCGCGACTCGCGCGGTTGCGCGAAATTGCGGGAGTGACGCGCCCGATTCCGCACATTCAATTTGCAGAGACATTTGAGTGTGCGGGATCGCGCGCAATTGATCGCGCGATGGTTCTATACGCGCGCTTTCTCGCGGAAGGATATGAGGGTGCGATTGTGCGCGCGAATGCGCGTTATGTGCACTCTGAGAACGATCATCATTCTGATGTTCTCTTGAAAATCAAACCGGTGCGCGATGAAGAGTATAAGATCGTTGATTACACGACAGGGCGCCGCGGAAAGGCTGCGGACGCATTACTCTTTGTTTGCGCGCTTCCTGATAATACTACGTTCACTGTAACGCCAACAGGAACCGTTGAGGCGCGCAAGACGCAAGTGCGCGAGTTCGCGCGCGTTGAAGCGAATGGCGAGACTGTTTTCGCGAATCATTGGCGCGGACGCATGCTTTCAGTATTCTTTGATGAGCTTTCGCCGAAGGGTGTTCCGCAGCGCGCGCGCACGAATGGAGAAATTCGTACATGCGCGTGAATGCGCGCGATTTGGTTTTTTGCGTGTATTAGCTGTTCTCAAAATAAAAATTGAAATATATACACTCTTTCTAGATGGAGAGGAAGAAGTTTGGCTATTCAGCAATCACAATGAGATCCGCGGAAGAAACCAGACAACTACCGACAAGTTTTGCGGGCATCAGATCGGTCTCGTACAAACCTGCGTCTGATATGGATACGCGCCTCGAAAGCCGTGTACCAATTACATCGGCTGCGATGTTCGAATTGGGACAACCAAAGGCGCGCGGTGTGTTTGACGCAAATATGGGTACAACTGATAGCGCGTATGTGTGCGCGACTTGCCAAATGAGCAAGGAGAAATGTCACGGACATCCAGGTCATTTCGCGCTGAATTACCCATGTTTGAGTCCTATTGTTCTTTCGGAGATCAAGAAGTGGCTGAAAATCATTTGCTTTCATTGTGGTAATATCATTCTTAGTGATGGCGAAATGCGCGCGATTCTAGGGCAAACGCGCGCGACAAATCGTTTGGATTTCATTGTGAAGCATATTTCCAACCAAGCGCGCAATTGCGCAGCCTGTGGGCGCATGCACGCGACCGTTAAGAGACCAGACAAGGTTAAATATTCGTTCATTGTGAAGAATCTAACGCCAGATGGAACAACGATTGATATTCCGCTTTATCCGCACAATATTGCGGAGATTTTCGAGCGCGTGCGCGATGAGACTGTCGCGCGCATTGGTCGTAGTCCGCTCGCGCACCCGCGATGTTTTGTGATTCATTGCATCTACATTCCACCGCCAGCGATTCGCCCGGATTCAAAGAAGCAAGGTGGTCGCGGAAGTGGGAATGATTCTATAACGTCGCGCTTGAAAGACCTCATTCAGTTCCACACCAAGAAAATCAAGCCCAGCATTCCGCAAGAGATAGATGCGAAATATGCGGTTGTCATTAATACATTGAACGAAATGCTCGCGGATATCTTAACAAAGGGAAATGATCGCAGTAAGTCCATTGCGATGCGCCTTAATGGAAAGCGCGGGCGTCTGCGCGAGAATCTACTTGGAAAACGCGCGTTTGGTATGGGTCGCAGTACAATTGATGGTTCTCCGCGTCTCAACTTGGATCAGATTAGTATTCCATTGTTTATCGCGCAGACTTTGCAAATTGAGGAAACAGTGCAGGATTTCAATCGCGAGCGTTTATCAGTGCCATTCGCGAATGGAATCGCGCGCTATCCGGGATGCTCGCGCGTAATCAAGCGCGATGGCGGTGTATTCAAACCAGATGCGCCCGGATTACGCCTTGACAATGGGGATATTATAGTGCGCGACTTGGTGAATGGTGACGTTGTCGCATTCAATCGCCAGCCTACGCTTACTTTGTCTAATATTACGTCAGTGCGCATTGTTATTGATAAAACGGCGCTTGCGAATGGGATGAGCGCGCTCACTTGTCCATTTTACAATGCTGATTTTGATGGCGACCAAATGAATATCTTTAACTACGCTAAACCCGCGTCACTCAATGAGCAAGTGATGATGACGAATGTTGCGTCGCGCATGGTTTCCGCAACTACTGGAAATATGCTCATTGGGCAAGCTGGAGATTCAATGATTGGTCTAACAAAACTCACGCAAAGTGGAGTGGAATTAGATAAATATCATGCGGGACTAGTGTTTTCATCCGCGAATTGTGTGCCGCATCTTGCGCGCGCGGATGGTGTGCTTATTAGCGGGCGCGAAATGATAACAATGGTACTTGCGCACACACCCATAAGTTATCGCGGAAAAAGCGCGTATTATGACGCAAACGCGCAATGGATGAAGTGGATGCCGCGATCGCCGAATGACGCAGTAATTGAGATTGCGAATGGCAAATTAGTGCGCGGATGCCTGGATAAGCCTAGTATAGGCCCTGGCGCGAGTAGCATCTATCAAGTTATGGTGCGCGAGTTTGGCCCGCAACGCACGCTTGACGTGATCTATGATATGCAGCAGATCGGCATTAATTACATGTCACAACATGGGTTTACAACTGGAATTCATGATTTCTACATAGCTCCGGAAGAGCGCGCGAAAATCGCGCGAACTTCGCAAGGTACATTAACAAAGGCGTATCAGATCATAGATCAACTCAATCACAGGCAGATCATTCCGCCGATTGATAAAACAGTGTGGCAATACTATGAGGAAAAGCAGATTAATACGCAGCGCGTTGTGGATGATTACCACGAGCCAGTAATTCGCAGTATTCGCAATCCGCGCACGAATGGTGTCTTCGAATTGATGGCTTCGGGGTGCAAGGGATCGCCAACATTTCTAGTGAATATGGTTGCGACTGTAGGACTCATTATGATCAGTGGTGAGCGCGTGCGCGCGAATTTCGGCTATGCTCGCACGTTGCCATATTTCCAGCGCTTTGAAGAGTCGCCAGAAGCGCGCGGATACGTTGGTACGAGTTTCATGCAAGGGCTATCGCTCGTAGGTTGCATCTTCAATGCGATGATGGCACGCACGGACATTATTTCGCGCGCGCTCATGACATCCGTGACGGGTGATCAAAATCGCAAGTCTATAAAATCGCTGGAGAGCATCATTACAAATAATTATCGCATGACGATCAAAGGACATGACATTGTTTCCTTTGTGTATGGCGGCGACTATTATGATCCGCGCTATTTGGAATTTGTCTCGTATGGGCCCGCGTTATTGGCGGACGTGGCTCTCGAGCGCGCGTATAAGTTCACGGCAGCGAACGCACTAACGAAGCAGGGCGCGTTTGATGGCGAATTCGCGCGAATTCTGGCGGATCGCGCGGAATACAGGCGCATTTACAAGACGATTGAGAATCTGTCAGTGCGCGATAAGATGGGCGCGACAATCAAGCTCCCATTTAGTATCGCGCGAATTGCGGAACGCATTGGCGTAGCGTTGGCGGCAACAGGAGAGCGCGCGGATAGTGATGACGCGTTCATTAGCGCAATTGACGCGGTTGAGGAGTTTTGTCGCGATGCACCTTACCTTTTCATCAATGAGGAGCAACAACGCGCGCGAGCATGGGTGCCGGCTTTCATTGAGTCCGCTGTTACGCTAATCCGCATGTACGTGCGCGCGGAATTGTGTGCGGCGAAACTTCGCGCGCTTTTAGTGCAAGTTGCGCCAGATGTTGCGCCAATCACGTTTGTGCGCGCGATTTTAGAGAGCGTGCGAATCGCGGTCACAACGTCACTAATTGATCCAGGGCAAGCAGTGGGCATAATTGCGGCGCAATCATTTAGTGAGCCATTCACGCAAGACATGTTGGACTCATACAAGCTGAGTGCGATAACAGGGGGCAATGTGTCGCGCACAAAGATGAGCAAATGTCGCGAAGTAATGAATGCGTATGGTGTTGATCGCCTTAGTAATCCAATGATGACTATTGCGCTTGAATCGCAATATGCAGCATCCGCGGAGCGCGCGCAAGAAGTCGCGCAAAGATTGGAAATGCTGAAGTTTTCGCAATTAATTGCGGCAAGTCAAATCTTCTATGAGCGATTTGGGGAGCCAATACATCCGCGATATGCGCATGAACGCGCGATTTTCGCGACATTCGCGGAAGACAACCCATTGATGCCACCACCGGGTGATCTCGCGACGTGGTGCATGCGCTTTGAGATAGATAAAAGTGCGCTCGTGCAAAAGAATATTTCAATGCAAACGATAATTACGAAGTTGCGCGACAAGTATAGCGACTTGCATCTCGTATACACGACTGAGCGCGCGCGCGAAGTCATTGTGCGCGCGTATGTGCGCGCATCGGGTCTCGCGCGATTTAGTGTGCAAACAGATGAATCAGATGCGCAAGGCACTCATCGCAAGGGCATTAGGCGCGCGCGCGGCCACGAGTCGCGCATTAAGGATGTCTATGATATGATACTCAACACGACGATCCGCGGAGTTGATGGCATTTGGATTGCGCGCGTTGAGCGCCTTGTGCGCACCAAAGTCGACGCGGATGGCGCGATCGTGGATGATAGCGCGCAATTCGGCGTGCGCACGAATGGAACGAATCTAGTGCGCGCGGCATGCACCACAGGTGTGCGCGCGGATATGGTGCAGACGGATGCGGTACAGGAGCTTGCGTCAGTGCTAGGAATTGAAGCCGCGCGATATCGCATTATTACGGAAATGCGCGGACTCGTTGAGAAGTGCAACGTGCGCCACTATATGATTTATGCGGATGAAATGACGCGCACTGGACGCGTGACATCAATTGAGCGCGGTGGCTTGTCCGTGCGCGAAGTTAATAATGTGGCACTTCGCGCGGGGCAAGCAGCGCCAGTGCAAGTCTTTACGGAAGCTGCGCTCAACACGCGGCGCGATGTGCTCTTTGGTGTATCGGGACCACTCACATTTGGCGCGGTTCCGCGCATTGGCACGCTTTACAATGCGTTTATTATTGATCCAGAGGTCATCAAAAAATACAAGAAGACCGCGAAACAAACACTTGAAGATATTTGAGCGCGCGCATGACGGAAAAAATGTTTTTTTTTTGCGCGCGAGACTCAACTCAGCTGGCCATCGCTACCATCGTCAGATTCGGTCGCTTCTCCATCTGCATCCTCGGGTTCATCTTCTTCGGACTCTGGCTCTGGCTCTGGCTCTGGCTCTGGCTCGGGAGGCGGTTGTTTCTTGCCCTTCGCGCGCGCATCTTTTGGCGCGGCAGCGGCAACTACCGGTGGTGGCAGTGATGGCGGAGCTTTCTTCGCGGGTGTTTTCTGCGCAACTACTTTCTTGGTTGGCGCTTTCTTCGCGACAACTTTTGTTGCTTTAGTATCTTCTGGTGGTGGAAGAACGCGCGTATTAAGTTGTATTTTGAGTTCTGGTTGCGGCAAGTAATCAATACCCGTAGTTGCGCCCGATTCCAACCAGATCTTGAATATGGTTAGGCGATAACTGATACCGGCGCCGGAGATTGACATCTGGTCCGATGATAGCAAAATGCGCCGAATGATATCGCCGGATTTGATGATACTACCCACGTTTTCCGCGCAAAGTGAATTACCCGTCTCATCAAAGCGCTCTTCAAAGAGTTCTTTACCACTTGCGTCGTCAAACTTGCGCGATGCCCAATTGTAGACCGTTGTGCGCGGTTGTCCAGCGAGTGGACCCTTGAATGTCGCTGGATACGTCTTGTATTCCACGCTAAGACGAACCAATACTGTATCGCGCGGTTTTCCGCGCATAGATATGCCAGATGAATCATTTTTGGTCGTTTGGCTGCTGTAATTTCTAACAATAGGACTGTGAATCTCGGTTTTGGGAGTCTGACCAAGTTTATCAAGGTTTGCACTCGCTTGACTGCAAAATTCCGTGTCAATAATTTCAATCGCGCGTCCTAGACTGCCACATTGACCTAATTCGAGCGAAATATTGCCACGAAATTCGTTTGATGGCATGGAAGTACTGGGAGTCGCATCAAAGAGTATCGGAATGTTCAGTGGATCCGTGAGGCCATCCATAATCATCGAAAAGCGCTTGCCGCCCATGGAATGAGCCGCGAGCGATACGTTAATGAACATAGAGCCCGCTTTGAAGCGCCGTACCTTTGATATGTCGGATGGGATAGCGATCGTCAATACATTCTTGCCGGTCTCTTTGCTTGCAATAATAGTCGCTGGATCAACTGTCGTGAGCATTTTGGTTCAATATAGTTATCTGGGGACTTCTTCTTATTAAAATTCCGCACGTATTCAATTTTTTACGCGCGCAAAAAAATGCGGGTTAGCCTACTTGGGGGTCTTTCTGCGCGCGCCAAGAGGCACTGTGGGTACTAATTGTACGGGAGTGGGAATATTGTAATAATTCTTGAATTCTGCGTTGGTCATAATTCGAACGCGACAACATTCTTTTGTAAGGTTCAATTGATCCAAAATGTACCCAATAGGCTCACTTGCGCGCGCGCTGTTGCGATGCTTGATGCAAGCGGCAACAAATGCGTTATACAAGTGCGCGAGGGGACATCCACAATGACAAGTGATGTTAGGATACATGGCGCGCTATATAAGAGCGCGATAAATTCAAATATTCGCGCGCTCATGCTTGCGTGAGCGATTTCATTTTCGCAAGTAGCTCTGCGCTAATGTGATTAGGCTGAAGGCTGTTCAACGCTGCGAGCGCGAGTTCTTTGTTAGCGTCCGCGATGTGTGTGGATTCCGCGCTGTAAAGGCGTTCATGGTGCAATGCGAGCGCGAGATCAGTATTGTAAATCACATCTGCGTTTTCAGGGCGCGTTGTTACGCTATCAATTGGGTAGTTCTTCATTAGTGTACTCGTAATGGGAATCCAGAAGAACATTGTGGAGTTAATGAACATGCGAATTTCATTAACGAGCGCGGTGTTCATCAATGCGAGCTTGCGCTTGTTGACGAGCGGAAGTTTGCTCTCAACGTCCGCGGGTGATTCTACGTGCGTTGCATTCGCAATAATAGTGATTATTTCGCGGAATGTTTCGACTGTGAATTGGCGGCAATTACGAATCATTAGTGGCTCGATGATGAATGCGAGCTCATCGTGCATTTGCTTGAAGTGCGGGTGGTGATTATAGTACGCCGCTAGAGCCGGTGGATAGACATCTGAGATCGATCCAATCTTGTTTTGATCGGAAAGTGCGCCATATGCTTTGTATACCGCGTCAGCAATTTGCGCGGGGTTCTGCAACACAGAGGTGAGAGCCGCGCGCTCTTCGTCGATGGCGAGCGCAACTTCCGCAGGTTCAGTGTATATTGCGCAATGTACTTGCGATGCGGCTTCGCCAAGGCGCTCATCAATCCATTTGCGGAATGAAATGAGATCTTCGCGAACCAAACGTTGGAATTGGTAATTCGCCCACCATTCGCTAATGAATGCGTCCGCAATCAAATACTGATCTGGCGCGGCTGCGCGATGTGGCTCAAAGAGCATATAGAAGTCTGTAGTGCGATAACGAATAAGCGGAAGGACACACTGGAAGAACTCATCGCGGTGGTGCTCGTACATGAAGCGCGCGAATGAGATGAGATAAGCAATGAATGATGGCGCGCCATTCTGCGCTGGCATCATGTGTTGAATAACATACTCATTTTCTGCGGCAATCGCAATTTTGAAGCGATCAGATTCAGCGTGCGCGCGAACCAAATCGTAACCTCCCGCGATGTTACCTCCTTCCTTATCGCGCGCGCCGCGTCCGCGCCCACGCGGTTTGCGCGGCGCATCTGCGTCCATTTCCGCGCGCATATGGCCATCAGTGAGAAGCCAAACTGCGATATTCGAGCGAAATCCGACTTTGAAGGCAGGATCTTGCTTGAGCGTTGCGTATGTTTTTCCATTAGCCTGCAATTCAACGCTACTCGTCGTAGCCTTCGCGCTCACTTGTTGCGACGGATAGCGCATATCTGAGACATCGCCTGCTGCCCAATCAGACGCTTTCAAGAGCGCCTTGCGCATAAGAAGTGCGAGAAGAGAGTCGCACGCTTTACCGACATCCGCAGCATCAGAGCTGAACGACAATTCGCGAATTGAATCAATGTATTTTTTGTCCGTTGGAACAATCAATGTGACACCCGAGGATCCCGGACGTGGGGAAGTCAGGTTGAATAGTTTGCAATAATCAAAGAGCGCGGCGAAGTCAGGGTACTTCGCGCGGACATAGTCTTCGATGTTAGTAACGAGAGAGTGCGCGTCTGCTTTCTTTGACGTCATATACCTGTGCTTGCTATATATGCTACACTAAAAAATAAATAGAAAACGAATAATCGCGCGCGAAAGTGGCTCGGTGATTGTTTCGTTGTAGAGTTTTTTTCGCGCGCATATATACACATGGGAGCAAGCCAGTCAGCAACAAACACCAAGAGAAATTCCGATCTTTACATTCGGAGTGTGGAAACAGGCGCGTATGAGCCAATCTCATACGCGACCCTGTACCGCAATTATCTTGCGGAAGAAGAAATGACTCCCCATCATCGCAAACTTTACAACGAGGGTAATCTTATGCGCGCGCAATTGTTCAAAAAGAATAGCCAAGGACAATTCGTTGATGCGGATCAAGTGTATTATCGTTACAGCGGTCCGATCGTTGATGAAGCCAAGAAGATGATGGCTGAATACTGGAAGACAAAGATCTTCCAGGATTTAATTAACGAGCTCACAGAACTTGGTAAGGAATCTATGAAAGTAGCTGAGGACATTCTCGCGCAAGTTTGCAAACAAGGATACGAAATGTTTGACACAGTGCCGAAAGATCAGATTGCGGCAATTATCGCGCGCCACTCTGAAATTAGTTCATCCGCGCAGGAAAAGATAACTGAGCTCCTTTACAAGAGCTATTTGGATGTGCATAAGCAAATCGCGGGCATTAGGGGCGACAAATCAGTCGTAGAACCGATAATGGGTGGATTCTACGGGAAACTCGCGAGCGTGAAAGACGGAAGCGGTCCTGAAGAACAACTCGCGCTCGTAAAATCTTCACTTCTTGAGAAACTTTCGCGCGACAAGGAGAAACTCGTGGGGCAGTTGCTTGCGATTTTTGAGCATATGCCATACAAGGGTCTCTCTGAAATTAAAGGAACGCCACAGGAGCGCCTGCGTAAGATTGGTGATTTCTTGCGACGCCCCGCGCAGAATGCGGAAGCTATCTGCGCGAATTTGGTGAAAGCGGTGAATGAGACATTTGGTGTGATGGTCATCGATCCGCATTTGCCCGCAGATATTTGCGCGACGCAACTAGGCGAGTTATTGAATTCTCTTTCGCATGGTGTAAGCTCGGACTTCTTCTTGATTGGGATAGACATTAATCGCGATATTATGGCGATTATTAAGCTTGTTAGCGTTCTTGAGCTCTGGCGCAATGCATTGCGCGAGAAGTACGCAAAACAAGGATCGCCATTGGAAGCAGAAGAACTCCTTGTGCCTCTAAATGCAATTATTGATGAGTTTAAGCGCTATGTTACGCTCATTCGCGCGTCACTTAATCAACATTATCAACAGACGTTGCCGGCATTGCTCATGGATTCGGGGAAACAACCGCCAGGCACTCTCCGTTCGCGGTCGCTTAGCGATAACATCACGGCGATAATGAGAGGTATTGTGACAACCGCGAGTAATGCATTGACGGTTTCTGCTGCTCTGGAGAAGATAGGAATGTCTGTGGACGAGTTTCGCGCATTCAAGGACGCGCGCGCGTTTTACGCGCGATTTGCGGAGCTCGTTACGGACGAGAAGTTGCGCACAAGTGAGAATCCGGACGAGTATTTCACAGCAGCGCAAATTATCTTCCAGGGACTCGGAAATGCAAATGCGCTCGCGAACGCGATCGAGGACGCGCGCAAACGCGTAGGGGTTAGTGGTGGCGAGCCAGGAAAGCAGCCAGAGCAACTCGCGATTCGCACGTACGACGTGCGCAAAAAGAGGATGAATTTGGTCACGAATACTTATGGAGTCATTGTGCAGAGCGGTATTCGCAAGATTCGCGAAGCAATTGATCACTTTTCGGGCGCGATAGGAACTGAAATTCCGCTGGGAAATCTATTGGGTAATTTCATTGATTTCTTGCGCCAACTTGTGGATATTAAGTTGGAGCAACCCAAAATCCATCTCGCGCTTCTGGGCTATTATCGCGATGCCGCATCAAAGGAAACGCGCGACAGAATGATTGGTACGCTCAAGAGTATTGCATCGTACGCTGAGTTCGTTGCGAAAGATGCGCAATATGCGAAAAGCAAGATGTACTTTACTGCGATTAGTAGCGCGATTGAAGAGTTCATTGCCGCAATTGATCAAGCATCGGATAGCGTGCGTACAATGGTTGTTGGTGGCGAGGTTGAAGGCGCGGCAGGTGAAGATATGCCATTTGCGACGACAATTCGCGAACTCGTTGTGCGCGACAAGTTGCGACTGGTAGACTCTGTTGAGAAAGCAGATTATATGACGCGCGTTGCGCAAATCAAGAGTAATCTCGCGCGCATGGTAGAGAGCTTTAAGAGCGACACTGAGACATATGATGCGCGCGTTCTTGGACCCGCGGTTGCAGCGCGACTTGATATGATAGACAAGGGATATGCGCGAGTAATAAACACAATTAAGGCAGGATCTAAGTCAGCGGATGGTACCTTTGATCCCGATGCGGCTATTACTCCAGTGGGAGCTAAGTTCGATTACATATCTAAACTCGACTTTCGTACTCATGGGAGCGAAAATACAAGAATCACGGGTTTCTTTGAACAATATTATAAAGCGCTCAGGGGATTCTGGGAATCAGCACAAGCTATTGAACTTTACTTGAAGTACTTTACAAATGCGCTTATTACAAATCCGGGAGCGATCAGTGATATTGCAATGATGATTCGCGAAGTGGAAGTAATCACGGAAATGTACAACGAGAAAGCCGGAGATACGATTGCGCAAATTTTCGAAAGCAATTTCCCAAGAAACAAGGATTTGGCGAGCGATTTGAACCCCGCAAACGGGAATATCGAAGCGGTCGGCGTTAGGGATGGCGTATCATACTTTGAATGGGAAGGAGTTGGCGCACTACCATTTACGCAAGTAATGGCCGGAAAGCTTAATGTGATGATTGATAATGCGCGCGCTGGGCTTGAACAATATATGGCTCTTAAGAATCTAGTATCGTTCTTCGTGCATTTTGGGAGTCAAATTGGTGGCGCGGAAATTCGTCGCATTGCATTGCGGACGCCCGCGGAAATTTATCGCGGATTAGTACAATTTATGGCTGCGAGCTCGTTTGCTGCGGGATTCATACAGAAAGTCAATGCAACGGATTCCGCTCATTTGTCGTATAACGTAACGGAAGGTACTTTTACTTCCCGGAGTTTCGTGCCGAGTGCCGGCGCAACCACCGCGGCTGGTGCAGATGCGGTCGCTAATGTGCCAGATGCTGCCGGTGGAAACGGAGCACATAATCTCTTTGGTTGTGGATATGGAAGTCACGCAAGTAATAGTGTTTTCTTGCGACCATACCAGCAAAAAATTACTATAGTGAATGCGGCGGCAAAACCATCCATATATGATGAAGCAACCGCACTTGATCTCTCAGTTGAAAATCAAGCATTTTCCGCAATAATTAAAGCACTGGGAGCAAAAGTGCTTGTGCTCTCCGGGATGTATGATCTCATTGATCGCCCACACGAAGCGCATGAGTCGCGCGCTGCCGTGCGAATGATTCTTGGTGCGGGCACAGAAGACGCGCCACCAAAAGTGGATGAAGCCGTCACGGAACTCTATGTGCGCCTTCCGCTTCTTGCGCTCTATTACAAGCGCACATTCTCCGATAATCCGCAGAAGGTCGCACAATATGTAAAAGATACCGCGAGGATCGTGTTGCTACCAGATCTTTCTGGATCTGTCTTTAGCGAGTTCATTAGCTACATCTTCCGTAGATTCCCGCACGTTGATACGCAATTCTTCACAGATAGCGAAATGCGCACACTGGTAACTGAAATCAATAAGATTCATGAGAAACTCGCGAGCAAATACACAACTGATACATGTAGATCTATCTTGCAAGAGTTCGTGCAAGTAATGAGCAAGATGATCTACATTATTGGTGAAGAAGATCTTAATTCATATAATAAACAACTGCGGATGGATACTGGATTCCGTGGTCAAGCATCGCGCGATGAAGTCACGAATATTGATATTCTTGGCGAGGAAGGATTCGAAGATGAAATGATAAAGCGACCGATGCCTTCGGACATAGAGCGCATGCATATGGTAGTGTCACCCACCACACCAGATACAAGAGATTTCGCGGTGCGCGCGGAGCATTGGGACATTGTGCGCAAATTCCGCTGCATGATAGATAGTGAGCTCGCGAAACCATCGACCGCGAGTTTGCGCGGAAGCATTGTGTCAACGCAAGTTAAACTGGGTCAAACTGCGGATGTATCCGAGCGCTTTAGACTTATTTGCGGGCTTGTTCGCGGAACTGGCGGAATAACAACAATTGATAACTTGCGGCGAATGATCTTTATGGAAATTATGGGAACTGGTCTTGGCATGTTGTCCGCGATTTACTCCACTGTGCGCCAATTCCAGATCGCTGTCGCGGTATCCAGTCCGAATATTGTGGCAGATCAGCTCTTGGGCATTAAAACTTCAGAGGGTGATACACTTGCCGTAATAAAGGCACTCTCGTCGCAAATCGCGCAAATGCTGAACCTCAAAGATAACGCGGATTCAATGAGTATGATTGATGAGGCGCTGAGCATTACAATGGGGTATGATAATGTGAATAACGTCAGAAAGGTAATGACAAGCTCCACTCGCGACATCACCGTTTCCATTCAAATTGCGAATGGGGGCGTGAACATGGGAGGCATTGGAGTGCAAGCGACCACCACGGATAAAAATATAATTCGCGCGCACTGTTTATATTATCCCGCGGCTATGTCTGTGCTCTTGGAATCAATTGCGGCATTGACGAGCCACACGCACGAATTCGTGCGCGTTGATATTTCGAATGGAGAATTGTTGGTTGATTTTGGCGTGCTTCAAAATTACGTCAAAAAATTCATTAGTGTTCTTGGGTCCTTTGTAGATAAGGCACGTCCGCATATTGATCCAACAATTGTCGAGCGATACACCCGTAAAGAAACTCCTGGTTCTCTGTATTGGCTCCAAGAACAATTCATAGAGAAACTTACTGAAGGTCGTAAGGCAGATGTAGCGCCAGAGGATGGTAGGGAATATTATACACTCGCGCACATTACGCACGCAGTTAAGGATGCATTCAAGAGTTTAACTGCGGTTATTCCGAAGAGCACAGATGTCAATGTGGATCCGAAAATGGATTTCCGTGTGGATTATGCGAGCGCAATGGCTCGTTTAATTGCGCATGATATGCGCGCATTTGCGCCAGGTTCTCTATTCCGGAATGCTAATGTACTTGCTAATCCATTTGATGCAGTACTTATTCGCGGATCTGCTGGCGAAAAGACTATTGACACGCGATTCTTGTGCTCATTTGCTATGACGGGCGAGAATGAAGTTTATGGGGACATCAATAATAGCATCTTGTTTTCATTTAATAAACTACTTGCGATGTTCTTGCGCCAAATGTACGATACGTCCACTGGAAAGATCTTTAGTGGGCTTATTAATACATTCGCGCAGGGCGCGTTCAATAGCGCGATATTAACAGAAAGCAACACATTCCCAGATCATCTTGCGCACTATTATGTTAATCGCAAGGGTTCAGAGCGGGTGAGAGCTGTTGGCGAACCATATGCGGAGACACACACGCAAGAAGAAATGCAAGACGAATTACAAAAGTATCTCAAATTCTTGGATGCGTCACTCTCTTCGCGTCATTCTGATGCTTTTGGATACACGAAGGGTGGTAATATAGATCCGCAAGCGGTATGGCAAATCGGTGATGGTAGTGGTCAGATGCATAAATTTATCGCCGGTCTGATGCTCGCGTGGTTCTCTAATACTTCTGACGTGCTTGATGAACATGGTATGTTGAAAGGAACCGACCTGTATTGTGATGATCAATTGGGACCGGATCGGTTGGACCTGGGCAATAGTCTTGGATTTCCAATTCAAGATATGATGACCGCGTACAGCCGGTTAAGCATTGCGCTGAAAGAATCTAATATCGATATAAGTGAGCATATCCGATCCATCATTGCTGAGATTGGATCCGTTGGGGATGCGCGAGCACCGCAAGCCGACTGGACTTCAAAGAAGAGGCGTGTTGCAAGTGCAATGAGTTATGTTGGATTAGAATACTTCGCGGGACCCATGACTGAAGATTCCTTGAACACATTTATTGAAATTCTTGCACGAGCAAATATGGGTGATATCACTGAGGCGAATTTAAAAAACGGAGGACTTGGGATGATAGTTGCAGTTGGTGACAGGGATGATTTGGTCGCAGAATATAACAGTCAGAACGTCGACCCAAGCGCGGCGAATTACTCCGAATTAGTTTCGCACGCGCTCATGGCCACCTCTACACTAAGTGATCGCACAATGGATACAGTATTTGAGAAGATTCGGGTCATGATTTGTGGCGCACTGTATGGCGATCCGCCACCACAATCCACAGATAAGAATATCCTTAGCGAATTGCGAGATCGTCCACGGGCAGATCCGGCCGCTAATCGCGACCTCGCACAGGTATGGCGCAACGCGCTTCAGATATTGAGCGTATTTTCAGACGTTATTCGCGGATTACGCGCGCACGTGTGGATAAATGGGCTGGAAAAATCGAGTATCATCCCACATCCATTTGAAATGGACGATGTCACTGTCATTAATAATTACTGGACAAATCCGCATGTCTCAGTACAACAAATTCAACGCGCATTCAAGGCTATGCCCGAAATCCTCCCCGGAGCAAGCATTAACGCATTGTTGTTTTTGAATAACATGCGGAATGGAATTTATGATGATGCGATATGCGGTGATATTGCAAAGAAAATGGAAGGATCCCACAACAAAAGCGATTGGGTAAGGATTTTAGCACCGGGATACGCAGTAAAAACTCCACGATCGCAAGTTATATCGCGCAGTCATTTCCTTCGTGCAATAATGAACTCAGCATTTGACACAATGCCGGAAGACGCGCTCTTGGGAACACGAACCCAAAAGTGTTTGACAACGTACGTTGCACTAATGACCGATTTGTATTTCCCGGAAACTCGCGCAAATGCCGAGAATTTCATGATAAGTCTCATTGCGAATAGAGCATCAAAGGACGTACTTGACGCGCTGAAAAACACAACGCCAGTATTGCGTGAATTTGTCACTGATAATTGGAGTGAAGGTTGGAAGGATATTAATCGCGCGCAAATGATGTTTGAGGATAACTGGTACGAGAACGACATTTTCCCTTTCGTGACTCCAGATGTTTCACAAAACTTTGCGGATTTCGCGGTGGCAATAAAAAATGGATCTCCACTAGAGGGATTCTTTACAAATGATAGATTTCTCGCTGATCCATTTATTCAGGAACTAATAAAGCTTGCGAAGAAGAAAATGCAGTCCGTTCCTCCAGTCGCTCTGCAATCATCCGCAATTAAACATATATTACGCGGGGGTTTCTTATTTGACCGCACTGTACCGCGCGCAAAGGAGCTCAATGATATACGAAGTCAATACGTTGCGACACGAAATCCAGGGCGGATGGTGGCGCGATATTCTGCTACTAATGGGGAGTACAACGTTTTCCATAATGAGCTGCGCGTGTTTGCGGCCAAATGGATTACTACAGAGATCGATGCATTCATCAATGTACTGTTCGCGACGTTGGCGGAGACAGGCACTCAAGAGAAGCTAGATAATCCGAGTAATAATCCGTGGAATGCGGCGAAACACATAGCAACGATCGAAAAAATCACTAATCGATTTAAAGCATTAGTTACGATACTTCCCAATAATGAGGAGGATGGTGGACGGACAAGTAATGGTATTGTAAGTTATCTGCGTACAATAAACGGTAAAATACAGGACCTGCCAACAGTAAAAGACCCAAAAGGAAAAATGCCGAATGATGCATGTGATATCCTGCGTGAGATCTACGAATTGATTGATCGACTCAATCGGGAATTACGAAAGGGTCGCGGGCTCATAAATATTGGATTTCATAACATTAGCGCAAAAGATTTGGGAATCGATAATCTCCAGTCGAACGGATACTCGGACGCATGGCAAACTATTCATGATTTGTTCATTCAACTTAACATGCTTGCCGACGTATTCATGGTGCACGAAAATAACGCCAGATTAAATTTTGGTCCAATCCGCGAGTACGTTGACTCATTGATATCACACGTGGTAACCAACAATACGTTGCGCGAGGAAATACAAAAGAATGATGTAATACGCAATGGAATCTTTGATGGATTTATTCCCCGCGCTGATGCGTATTTCACCGATTCTGGACCCGGTCTTGCTCTCCAGTATGTGATGCGCGATACAAAAACACCTGGTGCGCTAAACATTGCGAATATCATTCGACAACGGAGCACCATAATGATTCCAACCACGTCATCCACTGATTTGGAGAGCAATGCAAATCGAAAAAGGGATTTTATGCAGTCGCTCACTATGCCATTATCTACTCCAGGTCCCGAACTCGTTAAACCGGCAACATCGCGCGATAATGTAAAACATATTATTACACTCAAAGAGATGCGTGATGCACAAATTTCTACCGAAGAGTCAATTGATCAGGAAGGCGCCGTTATCTTGTATCCCGGCGATGATAATCAACCCGAAATTTTATGGAACAAAGTAAAGAATTATCATGCCACACTACATCATGTACCAGCAGATAAGATTGCTGATTATCACAATTTTATTTCGCGCGCATCATTCGAAAATCGCGTTATTCCCGATGGTGCTCATGTTTTGTTTGCTAGTCTTGGGCACATTCTCAATAATATTCTCACAACGACCGACGAGCGCACGCAGTTGCGCGTGCATCTTCTTGAGAGCGCTGCAGATATCCCATCCTATTTGCGCGAAAAATATCGCGCTCAAATTCCATTCTTCCGCGCGGCATTTGACTCACTCGCGCACAAATGCGAATTTTACAAACGTATCATGGAAAACATGGCTGGCGAATGCTTCCACACAACAACGGATGATGCGACAATTAATCTCTCTCGCAACTTTGCATCGGTTGGATACAATTTCGGCACCGCGTCCGTTTCCGAAAAACTTATTGGAGTTCTTAAAACTGTTACAACTGGTGCGTCGGCACTTGTGCAAGATTGCTCGCACTCGCTGACTGATATAGGAGATCAGCCACGATACTTTGAGACTGCAATGGATTCTATTAATGCATATCGCGCGCAAAATAACGGTGATCCTATCATGCCTCTTTCCGCACTCCTGCGAATCACGCGATCATCACAACACCCAGCAAGAAGCATTGAAATCCTGGAAGAACAATTACAACCAAAGTTCGGTTTCGGTGATCCGGCGTTCAAGTATCAATATGCAATTCGCGGTCTATATCACCGAATGGATGCTAAACCGCGCGAATCTACTAGCGATTTACAAACGCTTGCCGCGCTTGAAAGCATGGTCAATCTCTTCAATAAATTCTCACATGGCGGAATCAAGATTGATGCTGGACTCGCAAATGATCTCGCGCACGATCTAACGTGCGGATTTGATTTCTTACATGACGTGCATCGCGTGAAACGCTTTATTTCAATCACGGATGGCGGTGTATTCACGAATTCAGTTCCTTCATACACACCACCAATTTTCGCGAGCATCATGTGTCCAAACGCAACCACCCCCGATTCCATGAAAAATACCGCGATTCGCATTCTGCGTATAGCGCCGCCTACAACAGACGCAATCCACACAGTTCCCCCACCATTTGGTCTTTCCGCGCGCGACATATCGAATGTTATTAATATCGTAGAGAATCGCAATCGCGAAGATGCAATTACCAGTGTTGTTTCGCAAACTCTTGGCGCCGCAGATACGCGTGGTGACGCCATCGCCGCGAATATCGTGGATATGAACATCGTTCCATTCGATTTGCACGTTCTCGCGCGCCAAATACCACTTCATTTCATCTGGAACTATGCGTTTACCTTTGATGCGATCGCAGCTTCCATTCTCTTTGATAAGTTGCACCCATCTGATGTTATGGCACACTATTTCGAGGACTGCAATGATGGCAAAACATCCGGGCCAATCCAATCCGCGCGCGATGCAATGTTTGTGATGCTCACTGACCCATATCGCACGTTTACGCGCGACGAAAAGAATTGGGTAGATCGCATGCTTATTGGTGCGACTGGTATTCCCGAATTCGCGCGACCCAAATTCCTCAGCGATCAACTTGCCGGCAAGATTCTTCTCGGACATACATTGACCTTAACACACCCCGAAGTTGGGCCACCAAGCCGATATACCCGTGCATATATGGTAGAGATCGGAAATGGTCAGGACGTTTTTAGTATTCCCGAAGAATCTTCGGTATACAAGGCTATTCTCACAATATATACAAATACTTTGCCAACCCCAAACAACCAGGAATTGCGTGATGCAGTTCTTGTTCTCGCACAATCGCGACCAGCATGTCCAGAGAAAATTACTGATGATGATTATTTCACATATGTCATGTATAGCGTGAGTTTAGCGGGTGCAGCATCTCAAGGTAGGGACGCAGCGAAGAACTACGTACGACAAAATCCGGAAGTGTTACGTCAGCTCAAGCAAATGAAAGCAAAGTATGGACATCGCGGTACCGCCGCTGTTATTTATGCTAGTAGTAAAATGTCGGACAATTGGACGACCATTATTGAAAAATGGGTCCCCCCACCCGTCACTGCGATTGTGAATCTATATGCGGACGTCGACATCAATAACAGGATAAACTACAAAACGGTCTTCGATGGTGACGTATTAGCAAATTCATCATACCCACAGGAACATTCACTAGTTCCCATTGATGATTATGGTGCGCAAACAACTTACTCTGCCGCACCAGCTATTCTCCTCGCGCGCGAAATTCATGATATGCGCATGGATACTCTACTCGTGCGCAATCTCATTCATATTGGCTTGGTTCTCGCGATTGTGCAAATGCGCCTCCATGGAGATACTACTTACCTCACAGATCACCGCGTCGCGGCATCCATGAGCACGCTCAACCCAAGTATCTACAAATTCTTCGGCAATCAAACGCAAGCTGATTTCAACAAGCGCGTATCATACGAGCACGCAACGAAAAAGTACATTTGAGCGCGCGCGATCTTTCCCATTTTTTTGTTAGTATCACCCTCTCCTCCATTAATATACCACACCCATCATTATTATGTCTGCGCATCCACTATTCTTTGGTCTTATTAATGGTGGCGCCACATGTTGGCTAAACGCAACCTACCAATCTCTTGTTTCGCTAGGACCACTATTAGAACTTCTCTTGCGTCATTCGCGCGCGGATAATCCCGCGCATTTTATGCTCGCAGAAACAGTTGCTTCCCAATTATCCGCGCGCTTCTTTGGAACTGAACAACTCACATCATTCTCAGTCGCGCAATTACTCGCGCGATCGTCTGCGCGCGCTCAAGAAGCACTCACGATCATCACGCGCGCATCGTGCGACTCTCCCGATGCATTCTACGCGAGCGCGCAAATCCGCGATTACGCGCGCGCACCTTATCACTTGCCATTCGCTTCTTGCGCATTGCTATCCACTGGTGATCCTCGCGCCGCTTTGTATCTATTTTGCGCGCTTGTCATATATTGCGCATCTACAGGCGCGCGACCAGTACCCGAATACCGCTCTATCGGCGAAGTTGGACCAGCAATGCTCGAAACAATAATTGGCGCACTATGCTTTGAGCGCGATGCCAATGGCGCGCGCGAATTGCGCGAACTCTTCTCTATTGACATTGAATCCACTTGTCTTTGCTTTGATCACGCACGCGATCCCGCGCGCGCCCAATTCGCGCGCGAACCCGCGCAAATGTGCATTCAAGTCGCGCCAAACGCGTGCGCGCATGCATTCATTGCGTCTGTGCAAGTATCGGTTGATGTGTGCGAAAAAAAATGCGCATGTACAATTCCCGGCGTTATGGGAATCGAATATCGCGCGAATTTTGGTCCTATTATCACTATTATGACCGATGATATGGTAGCGCGCGGCCTTACTAATCCTAGTGTCACTTCTGTTTATCGGCGCAATCCCATTGGTTCACTACAAGTTCCGCGCGCAATGACTCTCGCTGATGGCGCAACATACACTCTTATTGCGCAAATTATTCAAGAAGGCGGACATTTCACGGCGCAAGTCGCGCGCGCGCACGCATTCGCATACATTAGCGATCAATCAGTTTCCGCGCAGCACGAAATGACTATAAGCCCGGGTTGCGTTACTCTATTCTATGTGCGCGACACAATGGTCACACCGTCGCGCGCGACGATTCCACTCATTGCACTCGCACACTCTATGCGCGGCTACACTGCCCTTAATCACGTGCGCGACATCATTGCGACAAATGGAATGACTCCGCAACCTCTCCTTGCGCCACAATCAATCGCGGACTTACCGCCAATGAATTGCGACGATCTCTTCAAGGAGTTTTATTTCGCGGCCATCGGTACCCACATTTCACTTGCATCGCGCGTTCCCGTATCGCAAGCTGCACTAGAAACATTATTTGCGCATAAAACAGGCGCAAAGTACGCATCACTCATTGCGCGTTCTTCTTTCTCCGATTCCGATTTTAGTGCGTGGCATTTCTTGATAGCGCCCGCGATCCTTGCTATTCTCGCGCAAGAATCGCAATGTGATGCCATCGCGGCATTTCGCGCGGACCTTGAGGCACGTATTCGCGCGAATCCTCGCGACGCGCTGTCTAACTTGGCTGATTTGCGCACAGTTCGCGCGCTTCCTGAGCATATGCGCGCGCAAATCGCGCTCGAAATGCCCGCGTCCGCTGCGCCCGTTGTTACGTCCGCAACCCCAATTTTCGCGCGCGAAATGCCCGCGTCCGTTACGCCCGCGGCGCCCGTTGCGTCCACCGCACCAATCTTCGCGCGTGCGCGCCATTATACTGCGCCAATCGCAGCACCAAAGACTGCTGATCCCATTTTTACGCATCGCTCGCGCCCCGCATATGTGTCGCCCGAACTCATTTACGCGTACGAAAGAATGCGTCTCGCGCAAAATTAATCTTCCTTGGTTTTTTGCGCACAATTAATATATCCGTCTCTCCGAAACCAAAGATGAAATCCGCGTCGGGTCATTTAGACAATGTTTATTGTCTCGCAGGTAAACACAAAGCTGGCTTAACAGTCACTGGATACGACGACACCAACAAAAGGGGTGGTGTGCGCGTAATTGGGAAATGTTCATCGGGACACGATGTCAAAACTTCATTTGTTGGCCGCGATGTATGGGCGCAAGCGCTCGCGTCCGGCAAAGTAGTTAAGGGTAAAACAGGTTCATGTCCATACGCAACTGGCGCAGCCGAGGCCGATCCAACTGCTGTTGTCACTGGTGAGTCGCAACCACTTTTTGAGGGCGCAGTGAAAAGGCGCGCGCGTCATTCGTCTCGCACCGGATCGCGCAAGTCGCGTCATTCGTCACATTCGCGCACTGGTTCGCGCCATTCGTCGCGTTCGCGCCATTCGTCGCGCACTGGATCACGCAAATCGCGCAAATCGCGCAAATCTAAGAAGTAAACGCACAGTCGGACCCTTTTTTTGCGCACGCAAAAAAACCGTGTCGCACATTCGCGCGCGCTCACTCAGTTTCGGAGCTATTCCACCTCAATTGGCTTACCACGGGGTATCTGCTCGTATCAATATCCGCAATTTGATCTGGCGAGTTAATTGCAACGCGCGCGGGTCGCGCGAGACCTTGCCATGGGACCGCATCGTACGTATCATGGCGATCGGGCGAATAAGTCGCACCAGTCCATGTTTGCGGGTTGCTAAGACGATCATTCACAAATTGCTGATTGGATGCAACAATGCGCGGATCCAAGGTCTGAGACATCGCCCAGTCACTAAACTGGATTCCGGGCGCGCCAAAATCATTTGTCGCGAACGACAAATCTCCTTCACATGATTCGCAATTTGTACCCGTAATGCCATCACTCAGCAGCTTTTGCTCCAACGCTTCTTGCTTTGCTTCTCCAGTTAGTGTAGAAATATCCGCGCTCGTTGTCGACGCGCTGCTCGTCGCGTCACTTGTTGTTACGTCACTTGGCGCGCTCTGCGCGGGCGATATGCAATCCAGCACCTTCTTGTACATTCCGCTCGTGTACAAGTAGATAATTATGATAACCACAATAAGAAGCACCCAATTCTCCATTTTCGCGGGTTTTATATTACCATGCGCCAAAACAATTCGCTAAAAAAATATCTACTTTCCAATCAATGCATCTGTTGCAAAGCGATCACGCATCGCAGCTTCGCGCCTAAGATCGCGCGATGCCGCCGAATACGAGGCCATCACTTTACCCAACGCACCTAGAACTTCTATCGTGCGCGCATTAAACGCGCATTTGCGACCCACCTCTGGCATAAGTTTCGTCTTTCCCTTTTCGCCGCGATCAGCCGCGTTCGTAGCAATACCAGAGAGCACTCTATCAATCGCATTCTTGCGATACAAGGCAATGAGTCGCGGAACATGCGTCGCTTTGATCTCCGCGCGCGCGCTGTCGCGCGCCATCGCGATTGGCGCGTTAATGCGGCTATTAAAGTTCGCGCGCGCGTATTTCTGCGCGAGCTCCTGCGGCTTGTATTGGCGCGAAAGTACACCTGCGTATGATTCAATCATCTCTGCTTCAGCAATAATCGTGGCAGGATCCACTCGCGCGCTCGCAATTTCGCAAATCAAATCAGTGAGCGCGTCAATCATATCGTCACTTATACCATCACCAGTTTGACCTGCGCACAATTCGCGCGTCCTATCGTGCACAAGAAGATTCGCAACGCGCGCATCAAGGCATACACCTATTTCTTGCGCGGCACTGCGCACGAGATCGCGAAATGCATTCACTGTGCTGCGCTGGCATGACGCAACCGCGCGAATGCGCGCGGTATTCTCGCTCGGATTGTATCGCTCACAAATCGCTTGCAAGTACGTAGTCGCGTGTGACTGCCGATATTCATCATACTCGCGGTAATTCTCTTCGCGGCGCGCCACATCATTCTCTGGCGCGAATTGCGCATCGCAACTCGCAAATCGCGCGAATAATGACATAAGCGCGCCATTCATGTAGTATTGGCGATCAAGTTGCGCGCGCCCGCTCGTAATAGCGTGCGGATACTCCATGCGATCGCCAATTGCATAACTAACGCAGTGACCACTCATGGAGACCTCGCGCGCGCGCACTGCTATCACAAATGGGAATTTATCGCCATCATCTGGAGGCGCGTATGGTTCCGCCGCAGCCGCACCTTCGCGCGCTAAAATGTCAGTATATCGCGCGCGCATTCGCTCTACGAAGCGAAGAACAGCAGCATTCCTCTTGTTTGATTTGTACGTCTTGTAGCGCACAAATTGCGCCAAATCAATGTTATCGCGCGAATAGTACTCAGCAATGCGCGCTTCCACGATCGCAAGAACATTTACGTCCGCGCGCACCGCAAGGATATCCTCAATGATCGTATTACCTATCATACGCTCAATAATCGCATGTCCTTGCTTGATTGTATCAATTCCGCGCACCATTGGGCGCGCACCGAACGTAACGCCTTTGATGTGCGGACGCAATACGTATTTCTTCTTGCCGAAGAACGCAGTTGGCATACCTACTTCCTCATACGCCATGTTCAAGAACTGCGTTCCATTTTCCGCGCGCAGGAAAGCAGTCACGCGCGGTTTGAGCGCATCCATGTCTGCGCGCGCAGCAATCACTTGCTTTCCCCAATACGCCTCTAGAGTCATTTCACCGCGCGCCCATTCTGCATCAAGATCCGCGTAGATCCTCTCTGGCGAACACATGTACACACTATCCGTATCTCCATACTCAATTGTGTACCCAAGCTCGCGCAAATATGCTGCAACGCGCTTTATGTTATAACGGCCGGCCGCAGTAACTCCCTCAGCTGCGATAAGACTATAACAAGGCGACATACAACTTCCCATCTGCCCATAAAATGTGTTTGCCAGCACTTTAAGTGCCAATTGTTTGGATTTATAGCACTTCCAGCGCAATTCAATGCGCGCGATCTCTTCCGCACAATCGCGCGGACACGCGCGCGCGCGCAATTGCGCATCTAGGCCTTCCATGTCTAGCTCAAGCGTTTTCGCCGTAGGGCCAATCGCGCGCACTAGAAGAGCCTTTATTTGCGCTTCCATGCGTCCCATGTCCGCGCGAACCGCGCGACGCGAATCAAGCAAGAATCGCAATGCCGCGCCAAGAAGACTAATGTGTTCGCGCGCGAGCGGCGCGCGTCCGCGATGTTCCACACCTTGTTCGTCATATGTCACAGTCGCGGCCGCAGGATCGCGATTAGGCGCGAGAATACCCCCATGGCGCACAGACCATCCGCGCGCGGTGCCATGTACGTTATCATTCGCGCCTTTCTTTTCTCCCACTTCATACTTGAACTCCTTGATCTCGTGCAAATTATAGCCCATTGCAACCAATTGGTCCGCGGCCTCGCGCGATGCGACAATCGTATCGGGACTAATGTTATACGCGAGCATAAGCGAAGGATACAGTGATGAGAAATCGAGCGCAGTTACCGGCCGATGATGAACA